GGCTTACGATTCCGTTGACCCAGAACTCGACCATGTCTTCTCCTTCACAAGACCTAACATTATCGGACGTTAATCGCACTCCGTTTTCTGCTCTTTTAGCAGCCGCTTTACCACCTTCTCTAACAAGTCAACTTGTTCTTGAGTGGTTCTTAAGGCAGTACCGCTCGATCTCGAACTCCGCTCGGGAGACGAGTCTCTCTGTGATTTTGCTAAGGTCGACTTCTGGGGCATGCTTGATCCTTTTAGGCAAGTGTACTTACTCCTTCGTTCTTGGTTGGAAATCTTAGGCCGCCGACTTCTTCTTAGGCGGACGTCCTCGCTTGATCTTGAATCCCTCGGGAACCTCGGTTCGTCCGGTCGCGATCTTGCCCGGTATGGCGCGATCGGCCATCACCATGCCCACCACTCGCTCCAAAAACTCTAGCTGTCTCTGCGAGGTCCTGATCTTAGCTGAGGAGAGAAGACTCACAATCGAGTTGAAGGCGATCTTGATCGCATCGTCGGCGCTTAGCTTCTGCTGTCCGTTCTTCCTGCGCTCACTCTTGATCTCCTTAAAGCGATTGCCGACCTTCTCGATGAAGGGATTCATGTCCTCGGGCTTCTCGCTCTTAGGCGCTTGGAGTCCCTTAGCAGCGTTAAGGAACTCGCCAATAGGAACATTGCGGTAAGGCATCATGGATGCGCCGTAAGCGATGAGATACGCCAACTGCTCCTCGGAGAGCTTCTGGCGGGCCTTCTCGTAGAGGACCAAGCGATCGTAGCCGGTCCTCCAGCTCGCTCGATACACCTTGTCCAAGAACTCCTTGAACTGTCCTTCCTCGTTGAGGAGCTTCTTGGCTTCAAAGAGGGCTGCGGCCTCCTTGAGCGTAGCGAAGCCCTGTTCCCATTGCGCGTCTTTGACTTCTCCGGCGAACTGCCAGAGCTTGTCCTGCGTGTCTTTCTTGAGACTAGACCAGTTCGTCATCGTGTCTAGGTCTAGACTCCTTACCATCAGCGATGTTTGATGTTCCATACCCCTTGATTTCCTCTCCATGCGGCTTAGCGTTTAGTCGCTTTTCTCGTCTTTGAGGCCCAGTTTTCTTTGTCCTTACGAGCTACCCCTTAAAGCAACGACCCAAATGGTCTAATTTGGGTCATACCACTAATAATTGGGGGTGTCAATGTAATCTTTGCAAAGATGAATATGACGTCATCGAAATATTTACCCCTGTTAAATCTTTTGGGCCCTTTTGGGTGTATTATCGCCCAGTCGTAACCAGATGAGTCCGATAAGACGAAATGAGCACAGCGATGAAACCTACCGAACAATGGCGCACGCTCAAGGTGCGCCAGTCGCAATATGACGCACTCTCTCTCTGCTCCGAGGTGACCGGAAGATCCATCCTTCAGCTAGCCGACGAGGCCCTCAAGTGGTTCAACCAGACCTTTGTTCCGATCTACATGGACAACGCCCGCAAGGCTCAGGTCCAGATCCAGGCCAAGCTGAGCGCGGGGATGAAACGGCGTAAACCGGCCTGAGCTGAGACAGTCTCAATTTCCTTCCAGGTTTCCACCGGAGCCCATAAAAATAGCGGATATTTTCCTTGACAGGTTAATCCACCAGACTTAGCCTTCCCCTATTCACCGACGGGTGAGTGCCCGCAGATTGGCGTGGGATAAGGCAGAGGAGATCGGGTTGGTTTCCCATGACCGGCCCGATAGCCTTCCCATTTTGCGCCTCAGGGTACTTTTGCCTTATTTTCCTTCACGCCAAATTTCCCAATTTGACGCGACCGAGAATTCGTGCGCCTTGAGAGGAGTTCTATGGCGCTTCGTGCGGTCCCGGATCATCCCAAGTTCGCAAGGCTGAAAAACCTACTTCACGCGCCCAAGGGGGTAGCCATGGGATGGCTGGAAGCGGTATGGCATTTTGGAGGGCGTTTTACCCCCCAAGGGAACATCGGAAAGTACCCCGACGAAGCGATCGAAGCCTGGGTGGAATGGGACGGTAAGCCGGGTGTTTTAATCGGTGCCCTCGTTATTTCCCACTGGTTAGACCCAGATAAGGAATACCGATTGCTTATTCACGATTGGGCCGAACACGCCGATAAGGCTACCAAAAACCTACTATTAAGACGAAACCTTCAATTTTTAGTTCCCTCCGTACGTACAGAGTACGTACTCAGTACGTACGCCGAGGACATTTTTAAGTACGGTGTACACCCGGCGTACGGACTACCAGAGCCAGAGCCTGTACCGGAGCCTGTACCTGTGCCAGTGCCAGAGCCTGAAGGGCTATCGCCCTCGTCGGCCCTGCGGGAGCCGACGATAGTGCGTCCGACAGCTTTCGTAGAAGCCTGGAACCAACTCTGTAAAACCCTCCCCAGGGTGGAGCGGTTTTCCGACTCCCGCCGAAAGAAGGTTCATGCCCGAATCAACCAGGGGGTTACCCTCGAGCAGTTTGAGCGAGCGGTTCGAGCCTGTACGGAAAAGCCATTTCTTCGTGGTGAGGGGGAACGCGGATGGATGGCAACGTTCGATTGGTTAATCGACAACGATCGCAATATCGAAAAAGCCATAACCGGGTATAACGGCGTGTCCAAAGTAGGCGCTAATGGAAAAGGCGATAGCATTGTCGAAATCGCAGGACAGCTCATTTGCGAGCATTATTCTGGCCCTGACACAATTGGCGATATTCCGTGGGGCGAAGATGGACAGGAATCAGCTTTCTCTCTTCGCGAAGAGGTTGGTCCAGGAAAACGTCAATGACGTTTGTGCAGCCCTAAAGGCCCTCGAGGAGATGCCGCGCAAGGAAGGCGAGAGCGCCTTGCCGGACATCGGGACCATCCTCGAGGTGGTCGACGCCCAAAAGCGGGCACGACAGGCGCGGGAGTCGAACGCTGCCGAAGAGCGGTTTCTACTCTGGCAGTGCCCGATCTGCGGGGTTCGTATGTCGGGCTTTGTGCGCCCCGGGGCGTCGCGATTGCGCTACTGCCACGGGATTCCCAGGAAGCACACCTATCGCCCTGGCGAGGTCTGCGGCGGGGTTCTCAACGTGATTGCGGACATACCCGCCAAGGCGGCGAACGAGGCTGCGTTCCATGGCTAGGGGACGCAGGCCAGAGAATCTGCGGCGGGCCGCCAGGACCCTCGAGTACGAGTTGACGAAGGGCGAGGCCAAGGGCATTACGGAAACGTTTCTCGACCAGCTTGATCACTGCAAAAACGAATCGGCGCGACGGGTGCTCTTAGGCAAGGGACGAACGGAGGATGACCAGATGCTGACTACAACCCACGGGCAGTGGAAACACAATCACACCGATCACACTCTGAACTTCGGGCGGGGGCTTTACACCATCGACCTGCTAATGATTCACTCGAGCGCCGAGTTGCTGGACTGGATTTTCCAGATCAACCAGAAGACCTGGGCAACGGCGATCGTGATGCAGGATCTCCTGAATGCCTTTGACGAGATCTTCGATCCCCAGGCGAACCTCTGCCCCTGTGGCGAAGATCGTCGCTTGCCCAAGAGCTACCTGTTCAACCAGGAGGAAAACCATGTACCGGCTGAATAGCGAACTGTGGCCGCAGCGGGACCCGATCACCGGGCGAGAGCTGTGTCATGCTTGCTGGAACCACAAGCACCAGGACTGCGGCTTGATGCACGACGAGTTCGGCCACATCCGTTGCGATCATTACCAGCTTCACGTGAGCCGCGGCGGCAGGATCGGGCACGCCGGGATCTGCGACTGCAAGCACGAGTGCGATTACTATCACTTTTCGGAAGCTGACTACGCCGCCGAAGAACGGGCGCGGCACTTGAAGAACCGGCGCGAGCAGCGGGCCACGATGCAGGCGATGCTCGATGACGAAGCGAATCCGCTGCGGGCGGTGAACCCGGATTACCGCTCGCCGGCTCGCGGTAAGAGGCCGGGAGCGTAAACATCTTGCCAGCGAGGAAAAGATCAAGTTATTTTCGGAATGGTGGAAACAATGGCACATTGTATGCGTTGCAATCACGAATGGACGTCGCGTCTCAGTCGGCGGCCTAAGAGGTGTCCAGCGTGTACGGCGACTTCGTGGGATCGGGAGCTGAAGAAGCGGGGGCGCAAGCCGCGGGTGGTCCTGATGGCCAAGGCTATCGCTGAGACAGTCACAATTCCTGACCCCCTGGAGCAGGCGCGGGAAATTTTGAGGAGGATCAGTGCTTGAGTTCAAAACAATTTCGCGCATCGCCCGGGTGCTGATGGATATGAACCAGACGCAACTGAGCGTGGCTTTGGGCCTGGACATCGGAACAGTTTCCGCCTGGGAGCGGGGCATTAGTATGCCCACCGAGCGGCACCGCAAGGCGTTCGAGGCGCTGTGCGTGAAGCGCAACGTGGGCTTCGCCAAAAACGGCATGCCGGTGCTGATGGATTCCGACTGGCTGCGCATGATTGAGCAGTCTGGGGAGAGAGTGGCATGACCGAGACCGCGGTGAATCTTCCTCTCGACGGCAGCGAGATCCGGCAGATTATCTTGCAGCGCCTGGAAAAGCGTATGGAGCTGAACTCCGTGCTCGCGATCGGGATCGCCTATCCGGGATTTGAGTACGACCTGACCTTCGTGATCAAGGTCGATCATCCCAGCGTGCAGCCCACCACGGTCTGGGATCGCGGCAAGGAAGGCAGCGTGGGGTCTGGTGCCCAGGAGATCAATCTCAGCGAGAAGTATGCGAGTAAGACTCCGAACGTGGAACGCCAGGACAACGGGCTCGATCTGACCATCGAGACCACCAACGCCAAGGGCAAAAAAGACTTCAAGAAGATCAGGATCAAGACCTAGCCATGCAGGTGATGAATGATGCTGTTGAACGTTTAGCCTACGCCATCGGCAGACTCGCTGATGCCATCGACAGGTACTGTAAGCTCAACGAGCCGCAGCCACGGGAAGCAAAGCCCGCAGTGGTATCTCATGCAACCTATGACCGCAAACAAAGCCAAGCCGAAAGAGAGCTTTAAGAGCGCTTCGGGGAAACGTCCACGCAAAGACTTTCCTGACTTTCGGGAACGCAATCATCGCGACCGACGCTTGGGGCTTCTGGGAATCACCGCCGCGCAGGTGGACAGCGAGGCCCGCATTCAGCCGCTGCTCAAGCGAGCCGGCCTCAACACCGAAGGGGTAGTGGAGATTCTTTCCGCGGATCCATCCGAAGAAGCGCAGAAGTTTGTTGCCATGTATCGCAAGGTCCCGCGTGACGATCGCACCCGCATCTCTGTCGAGGCTTTTGCGATCGCCGCTGGCATGACTACACGTCGGCTTTGGGAGGTGCTGTGTGGCGCTGCCATGCAGCAGGGGCGGGACACGGTAGCGTTGATGGTGAGCGTGGCGCAGCCGGATGTAGTGGCGCGGACTATCAAGCAGGCCAAGACCGTGAAGGGCCTCTACGATCGCGAGCACCTGTTCAAGGCGGTCGGCTTTCTTCCTGTCAACAAGGGTCAGCAGATCTTTATCAACTCCAGGCCCGTGGACGAGAAGGAAGTTGAGGATGACACCGACGGCACCGGGTCCTTGCCCACCATGGACCAGTTTTTATTGGATGTTCAGCAGGTAATTAGTCCGACAAGGGCGTTACCCACTTCGACGGCAAAAGAAGTGGCTGGTTCAGAATTTATGGAATTTCCTGCTGGAGATTTGGGTGTATGAGGATCATGGAAATCCCACTCACCCGGGGATTTGCTGCGCTAGTGGACGAGTCGGACTATGAGATAGTCGCGCCCTTCAAGTGGTATGCAAGGACCCTTACGGGAACAAGTCTCACCTACGCGCTTCGCGCTGAAAGGTGCGATTCAGTGGAGAATGGTGGTCGAGATCAAAGAACCTTGCTGATGCATAGGGTCCTACTGGCTGTTCCTAAAGGGATTTCGGTAGATCATATAAATCATAATGGTGTAGATAATCGGCGATGCAACCTTCGGACATGTACACAGGCCGAAAACTGCATGAACCGAAGGTTAGAGTTTCCGGGAGGGAGACAAATTGTTACACGAATTCACCGAGTTGCAATACAGCACCGACCGCGAAGGACCGTGGGCGCTCTATGTGTACTACCCCAATGGCTACTACTCCGGTCGTCAGTGGTTTGGCCGGGCCATCAAGTACCCGGATGAAGAGATCACCATCGCCGAGGCCAAGGCGCGGGCCGATGCGGCCATCGCCGCTGGCAACGAGGTCCGCGTTTGCGACGGCGGCGACATGCTGACGTTTCACTCCAAGGATGGCAAGACCATCTACGGCGAAGACTTCTGGGAGGGGATCGCACAATGACCCTCCAGATACTGGGCATCGCCATACCAGAAGAAGCCGCTCACGCTTATGATGCCGCAGCAGTTAAGGCGTTCGGTTCTTTTGCATCTACCAACGTAATGCTGGGACTACTTTCAGCACACACCTAAAAGTGGCGGTGACTTATCTTCGCAGAGTCGCGCATCGTCGCCAAGCTGGCCGCCTTTAAGGAGAAGTTTGGCTGGCAGCCGATCCACCATAGCGTGGACGAAGTCGATCGCTGGGTCAGTCATCTCAAGTCGATAACCGAGATGGACCCAAAAGGACGCATCTTCCTTAAAAGGAACCTGCGCCAGAAGGAAATTAATTTTATCTCCAACGAGCGGGCCCTCTGCGCCATTGACTGCGGCTATTATCTCACCCGCTACTACTGGATCAGCGCCGACAACCGGCTCATGCACTTTGCGTTTCGATCCGGCCAGCAGGTGTTCTATCGCATCCTGCAAGAGCTGGACGCGGACAACCTCTCCAAGGAGTTGCAATGCCTGAAGGCGCGGCAGCAAGGTATTTCCACCCTGGTCGAAGGAATCATTTCCTGGATGGTGCTGTTCATCCCCGGCGTGAAGGCTGCCATCGCTTCCGCCGACGGGCAGAAGACCAGCATCATGCTGGGCATGCTGACACTTGCGATCGACATGTTGCCCTGGTGGCTGCCGCCCACGCAGACCCAGGACAAACGATCGAGTGACCGGGCCCTGCTGGGCTTTGCCAATATCGGCTCGATGGTTATGGTGCAGCCGGGATCGATGCGTGGCGGTATCGCCCAGGGCACCACGCCCACGGCGATTCATCTCTCCGAGGTCTGCGATTACACCGATCCCCAGACTCAGATCGAAGAAGGTTTATTGAAGGCGGTGCATTCGAGCCCTGAAATCTTCATGGTGTTCGAGTCGACCGGCAATGGCAATACCGGCTGGTGGGCCGACCAGTGGCGGAACAACAAGGAGTTCTACGCGCAGGGCAAGGCGCGTCTGCTGCCGCTGTTCTTGCCCTGGTTCATGACCCCGGAACTCTATCCCACGTCGACCTGGATCCAGAAGTTCCCGATTGTTAGCGGGTGGCAGCCCTCGGCGGATACCAAGGCGCATGTGGCTAAGTGCCAAGCCTACGTGGCGTCGACGCAGATGCTGGCGCGGGTGCTGGGTAAGGGTTGGACACTGCCCATCGAGCAGCAGTGGTTCTGGGAGTTTAACTACCAGGACGCCAAGCGCCGGCGTATGGAGAAGAGCTGGCTGCGGCAGATGCCGGCGGATGATTACGAGGCCTTGCAAGGCCAGAACGACATGGTCTACGGCGATGATGCCATCGTGCAAATCGACTCCCAGGTGGCGACCGGCGATGAGACGCAACTCTTCGCCGTGGCCGGCGAGGGTATCGAGAAACGCCATGAGCCCGACGTGGGGGAGGTCTGGTATGGCGAGGATTCGCCGGAGAGGCCGAAGTGTGATTGGATGACGCCCAAGGGCGAGAAGCTGGAGTGGATGTTCGTGCCGTTATCCAGGTATGGACTCGGCAAGCCAGGATTTGATCCGCTTAAGAAGTTTCTGATCTGGGAAGAGCCGCAGCCGGGGCAGGATTACTCCATCGGCGTCGACTCCGGCACCGGAGTGGGCGGTGACCGTTCGGTGATTTGCGTAACCAAGACCGGTTACGACGCCGAGTGCGATGTGCAGGTGGCGGAGTTTGCCGCCGACGATATCTCGAATACCGAGATCTACGCCTGGGTGGCCGCGGCCTCTGCGTACTACGCCAAGTACATGACCGAGCGTCCTCATCCCAAGCTCATCATCGAGCAGCGCCGGAAGTATGGCGACACCTGCCAGCACCAGTTGCGCCTGATGGGCATGAAGCGCATGCACGAGTTTGTGTACTACGACAAGAAGCAATTCCGCGAGCGGTCGAACTCCAATCAGGCTAGGATCGGTTGGTTCACCAACGCCTGGTCGCGGCCCATGCTCTTGGGCACGTTCAAGGACGCAATTGAGAATGGCTGGTTCGTGATCAAGAGTCCCTGGCTGGCGATCGAGGCCAAGGAGCAGGAGCAGGTGGTGCTGGCCTCCGGCCTGACGAGAATGGATCACGCCTCCGGGAAGCATGACGACCGCATCTTCGCCGCGGCCATGAGCTACTTCACCCTGCACCACAAAGATGTTTTGGCGGAACGCAGCAAAAAACGCTATTCTTTTGCCGTAAATGAGCCGATGATTATCGACACCCGGCCTTACGCCATTGAAGTGGAACTTGGCAAGGGGAAATTATGGGCAACCTCACGCTGAGAACGTGGCATGCGCCCATGCTCTATGACGGGCCTCCGCTGGGCTGGGGCATGGTGGACGGTCCCCGGCGTGGAAGCTGGCGGCTGATGGTCTGGTTCCGGCAGAGAGTGATTTGCCTCGCGAGGGATTGAATGGAAGACATTCGCCAGTTTGAGACGGTGCGCTATTTCGTTTCCCAGGCCGGGAGGGTCGTGCCCGCCCCCGACAACCGGGTCACTGCCGAGCAGTGTGGTTTTCGGGGTTGGCAGACCTGCGACGCCACCGGCGCGGCGGAAATTGAGAGTCTCTCAATTCGCCTTGCCAGGCAGCGGTTCAACGACAAGCAGAACATGACCGCCCAGCAGCACCTCCGTGAGAAAGCCTTCCGCGAGCGGCTCAAGGCTAACGCCAGAATCCGCATCGCCATGAACTTCTCGGAGAAAGATGTGGAGTGGAATAAGCGCATGCTGCGGCGGATGGAAGAGCAGGAGCGTCTGCTTGAGGCGGTGATCTTCGCTTCGTTTGATCCCACCACCAGGAAGAGCGGTTTTGAGATGGAAGAGAAAGAAGCTTCGCCGGCAACCAAGCGGGAAGGAATAGCGGCATGAAGGAAATTCCACTAACTCGTGGGCAAGTAGCTCTTGTTGACGACCGAGACTATCCCAATCTTGTGCAGTGGAAGTGGTGTGCTCGGTGGTCTGTTCATTTGAGGTGTTTTTATGCTGGCCGAGGCATTCGCCGAAATGGACAGCATAGAGAGATTAAGATGCATCGGCAAATTTGCGGACTTGATTTTGGCGATAAGCGACAAGTGGATCATATTGATCACAACACGCTTAATAACTGCCGATCTAATTTGCGTGTTTGCACGCATGCCGAGAATCTTCGGAATATGGCAAAGCATAAGAAGAATACGTCTGGTCATAAAGGAGTGAGTTGGTCAAAAGATAAGGAATGTTGGAGAGCGGAAATTCGCGCTAACAATAAACACATTTTTATAGGCTGGTTTCAGATTCTTGAAGATGCATGTGAGGCATATCGTGAGACGGCAAAAAGGATTCACGGTGAATTTGTGTTTAAGGAGGTTGCTTGATGAAATCTAGTACATGGCAGCCCCCAGATATGCTTGCGTCGGGACAAGATAGGGCGGGATGGGCAGAAGATCTCGTCCAAGAAGGAGAAAGATGGTTAGGACAGCAGCCAAGCTATAAGGACCTCAACCGCTCTATCGACCTCATTGCCGGCAAGCCGGATGTGGCTTCGCAGGAGAACCGCTCCAAGTTGACCACTAATAGGGCCAAGCGCAGCCTGCGCGAGATCATCGGCACGCTTTCGGATACTCGCTATCTTGACAGCTTCACCACCGACAATAAGGCCTTCACCGACGAAGCTGAGATGCTGAACAAGATCGCGAAGGCGATTTACTACGAGTCGAGCTTCGATCGCGCCATGAAGGGTTGCGTGCAGTGGATGTGCGCTGGCGGATCGGGCTACATTTGGCCGGTCTATCGGTCGACCAGGATGGGCCCTGGCGCTTCTCGGGCGATTTGCTTCGATGTCTATGGACCTTGCGACGTGTTGCCCTTCATGATGCCGCAGAACAATGACATTCAGGCCTGCTATGCGGTGACCGTGATTCGCATGATGCCGCTGCCCGAGGCACACTCCAAGTTTCCCGCCTTCCAGCATAAGCTCAAGGCTGTCGGCAAGCGTCGCTTCAATGCGTCGACGGTGGTGACGACGCGCATGGCCATGATCGAACGCTGGCGCATGGGCAATCAGGAGAAGGGGCCATGGTCGCAGAACTACTGCGAGATCCGCTATACGCTGATCCGGGATATGCGCCTGAACACTACGCACATGCCAGTGCCGATGGGGGATGCTGGATCCAGTTGGGCCTATGTAGTGCCGTTCCTGGGCATGGATATCCCCAGCCGGGAGACCGAGCCGGGAGTCGACGGCAAGATGCAGCGCAAGCTCAAGGCGGCCTCCGAGGAGGATTGTTATCTCTATCCCAACATGCGCCTGATGATTACTGCCTCGGGTGTGGATGTGCCGCTCTATGACGGACCGGCCTTCGATTGGCATGGACGATTCCCGGCGCGATTTTCGGTGGATGACTGGCCCTGGGAGCCGCTGGGGTATTCGCTGGTGCGTGACGTGTACGACATGGAGCGGGCGCGGCAGTTCATGGAGCAGACCATTGACATGGTTGCTAAAGCTCGGATGGATCCTGGTTTGGCTTATGACATGAATGCTGGCCTCAATGCCGGCAACATGGACGATCTCGATCCCTGGGAAGTCCGCAAGCGTTTGGGCGTCGACGGCGACCCGTCGAAGGTGATGACCACGCTGGTGCCACGGGACCTGATGGAGGTTCCGGGCTGGGTGATGGAGTGGCGCAAGGAACTTGCCGACATGGAGGACTACCAGCTCGGCGTGAACGCCATGTCGAACCTGACCAAAGCCAAGATGAACGTGGCCCAAGAGGGCATGGAGAAGTTGCTGGAGATGGCAGGCCCGTTGGTCAAGGACATCTCGCGATCGATGGAGCCGCCCATGCGCGACGTGATGGAGATGACGAAGTACGATATCCTCCAGTATTTCGACACCGCAAGAACTATGCGCTACGTGGGGCCCGACGGAATGAGCGAGATGGTGTTCGACTTTGATCCGTCGACGCTGGTGCCGTCGCACATGATGAACGAGGACAAATCGAATCCGACCGTTTTCGGCTCGAGGATGGAGCGGGCCAAGATCTTTGCTGAGAACCTCCGCTTGTCGATTACGCCATATTCGCTGCATGCGGTGACGCAGACCCAGCAGAAGCTCATGATGCTGCAACTCTTCCGCAGCGGCTTCCCGATCTCGCCGGATACTGTTGCCCGAGCCCTGGACATGCCCAACTGGGGCTCGATCGACGGCAATACGGAACTGGATCGCTGGCAGAACTGGAAGAAGATCGAAGTCGAGTTTGCGGCCCAGATCAAGGCTCTTGGGCAAAGCCTGCTGGGCACGCCGCAGGCGGGTGTGGGTGATGGGGGAGGCCCGAAGGCAACTGGGGGCAGGCCGCCTAGCGGGAAGAAGCCCATTCATTCTGAACTCAAGGCTGGTGCGCTAGGGCCTCGAGCAGTAGTGAGCCAAAGCTAACACCGTTACAGTCTGAGAGGTAAAACAATGGAGCAATTTGATCTGCTCTCGGTAGCGTGCGGAGGCGGACGAAATTCTGCCATGATTTTGGGCATGTACGAGCATCAGATCAAGCCGGACATGATTTTGTTTGCCGACACCAAAGGAGAAAAGCCAGAGACACGCCCATTCCGTGTATGTGCTTTGATGGGGACGATGATGAATAAACGATATGTTTAAAGCGGGGCAAGGAATCTGACAATGACAGAGCCATGCATAGTAATCGGGATCAGTTTCCAGGCTCCGCTGGAAGTGAATCATTACATCCACCACGAACCCTGCTCTTCTGAGCCGCAGGGACGTGCCTTCTTCACCTTTCAACTCGACCGATACAAATCAAGAGGAGAGAACATGTCGAACAGTATGGCTATCAACACTACTGCCACTCTATCGGTAGAGTGGGTAGATCAGGCAGGCAACCCCGCAACGGTAGACGGAGACACCTCATGGGCGAGTTCCGATGACACCATTGCCACCGTCACCGTGGACGGCACCGACTCGCTGAAGGCGAGCGTGAACTCCACCAGCAAAATCGGCCCGGTGCAAATCCAGGCCACCGTGGATGCTGATCTTGGCACAGGCGTCAAGACCATCACTGCCGTTTGCGATATCAGCGTGATCGCCGGCGAGGCATTCGGGGGAACCATCACCTTCACTCCGCCCGCGTAGGACGAATTGGCATGAATTCACCCAACAATGGAATTAATGGCGACTTTCCCCGTTTCGTGAAGCAGGCGTTTATCAAGAACGAGTTTCCGCCCAAGTCGGATATCCAGAAGGTGCTCGAGATGTGTCAGGAAAACAAGATTCCGGGCAAGCTCGAAGTCCATCTGGCCGGCAATGGCGGAGTGACGGCGATCACCTACTGGGAGCGTCATCCGGTCGAAGTTGAAAATTCCGATTGAATATTTCTTGACTTTCAAAGTAACCCGTTTTAAGGTGACTTGCGAAGATTCTTCTGCGGCCTTCAGCACAGACTGATTGGATTCGAGAATGGCTTCAAAGCCGAAAAGGCTTTGAGGCCTTTTCTGTTTTGCACCCAAAAATTCTCCAAGGAGGATGTTATGGCTCGCAAGCATGTTGGTCAGAAGCGCCGTCACCACAAGGGCGGGAAGCGGAAGAAGTAGCACTCTCGAACCGAAAGGCAGAAGGAGAACGCACATGGCCCATCGTGGGAAGTATGTTGGCAAGAAGCATCGGGGTGGCAAGCGTGGCCGCCTCAAGATCGTGGGTGGAAAGACCCTGAAGGGCAAATAGCCGCATGGCGACGCCTCCCATGCTGCCTCCGCCAGGGGCCGCCGGACCCGGTGGTCCCGCAGGACCTGGACCCGGACCGGGTGCTGGTCCTGGCGGGGGCATGCCCGCTTTTGCCATCTTTGCGCAGTTGACGCAACTCTCCCAGCGTATGGCTTCGCAATTTCCCATGACGTCTCCTATGGCGGAGCAGATTCAGAACCAGATCCGCATGGCGGTCTCGAAGGTTGCGGAGTCGCAGCAGCCGCAACAGCAGCAGGTGCCACCGATCTAGAGGTAAACGATGGATGCAAAGCAGTTCTTGATGGAACAGGGCTACTCGGAAGCTGACGCCACCACGCTTGCTGGCGACGAGAAGATGTCAAAAGTCATTACCGGCGCGATCAGCCGCTGGACCGAGGCGGACCAGTTGAAGAGAGAGGCCGAAGAGGCCACCAAGAAGCAAAACGATTTCTGGACCGGCGAGGCGGTGCCGGCCCTGACCAAAGCCGAAGGCCGGGTGGCTACCGCGGAAGCGGAACGCTCGAGACTTCAGAGCTACCTCAAGAGCCTCAAGGACCAGGGCTACGATGTGCCAGCGGAATACCTGGGCGGAGCATCTGCAGTTAGTACGCCGGCTACGAAGGTCGATAGTACTCCGCCCTACGTGACCCGCGACGAGCTGACCGGGCAGTTCATGAGTGCGGCTGATTCCCTCACCTTGATCCAGGACCTGAACAACGAGTACCACGGTCTGTTCGGGACTTTCCCCACCTCGCTCAATGCGGACTTCAAAGAAGCCCAGGCGGCACGGCGACCGCTGCGCGACTACGTGCGCGACAAGTACAAGTTCCAGGACAAGCGGGCGGAGATCGAGGCCAAGAAGTTGCAGGACACCATCGATGCCAAGGTGCGCGAGCAGATATCGGTGAAAGAGAAAGAACTGGCCGCCAAGTACGGGTCGAACCCGGATCTGCGTGTACAAATTCCCTCCAAGTTCGATTCCGTCAAGACCGGCGAAAACAGGGACTCGTGGAAGACGTCGGCGGGGCGCGACAAGGCCCGCAAGGATCGTCTCGATCGATTCCAGAACATTCAGTAAGGGCACCTCGGCGATGTGAACTTGTTGCCGAGGATCCCCGCAAAAACAAGTTGTAAGGAGCAGAGATCATGGCACAAGACCCGACCTATGGTGGAGATCTTCAGGCCAGTACCCTGGATGACATGGTGGCGGACGTCGCCTACCAGAATTTCTTCACAGGTACAGCCAAGCAGGCATACCTCAGAGCCATCGGTGCGGTGGACCCTTTTGACGGCGGCGTGATGATGAGAGAGCCCTTCGTCATGAATCGCCCCCAGGGCGGAGCCACTGCTCCCGGTTCCAACCTCACCATCTCGCATGTTCAGCAGCTCGCCGATCTGGCTTTTATCGAGAAGCTCTACACCACTCAGGACTTAATTGAGACCTTCTCGCTGATGACCCAGAACCGGGGCGCGGCCCGTAAGGTGGATCTGCTCGAGCTTTACTCGGAGCAGGCCATCGAAGCCATCAACACTGACGTCGAAGTGGATTCCTACCATCACGGGCAGGCGGCCTCCTCGGGTCTGGTGGCTGACGATGGCACGCTGCGAGTGAATGGCGACGCCGAGGCCATGAACAACGGTCTCGATCCATCGTGGGACGGCAATGTCTATCAGAACTACGGCAATCAGGTCAGGAATGGCGCGGTGTCATCGACTTTGAACTCAACGCCGTTCTGGTATGGCAACTCCGACGGAACCGCCGGCACCATCACTGTCGACGCCCTGATCCAGCACATCCTCAGAGCCGCGCAGTTCGGCCACAATCCCGATATCGGCATCACCACGCCCCAGGGCTACGGGTACATCCTGGCCGCCTTGCAGCGCCAGCAGCGGTTTACCGACTGGGGTGTGGTCAAGAACGAGACCGTGCCCGACTGGACCGGCATCAACTTCATGGGCACGATGATCCACTACGACATCCTGGCCCCGGGGGTGAGTTATGGCGCGGCCTTCCCCAGCACCGTCTCGAAGACCTCGAACGCCACGGGCAAATTCACCTCGCCATCGACGGTTACGGCGCTTTCGGGCATACCGGCGTCGACTTCCTGCACGGTGGGCGAGACGCTGTTTTTCTATTCAGGGCGCTCCATCAAGTACAGGCCGACCAGTGTTCCTGAATTTTTCTTTGGAACTCGTCGCGTGCAGGTATGGAACAACAATACTGTCGATTCGTTCATTGTGAATTTGGCGCTCAATATGTACTTCACCATGCCCCGCGACAACAATCACGGTTACGGTTTCGCAGGCTAGAGGAGGACGGAAATGCAGGGTACTCTCAACTATCTTCCGAGGTATCTCAATGCGGTCAACTCGACCACGGCGACCGCCGCCTCCGATCCTGTGACCGGAACCGCAATCGCCACCGGCACGGGGGCTGGCCTCTACTTCGATGTGGACGATCCAACGGCGGCCTCGGTGTCGAACACGGCCATTGGTTTGCTCTATGGCGGGCGCTATCGCATGGTGCAGGTGGATTCCGGCGCGACCGTCGCCAACGTGAAGCCGGGGACCGTGGCCGCGTTCGCGATGGGCCAGAGTGTGCAGAACGTGGCCATTGTGACCGCCGGGACCGGGCAAACCAACGGCACTTATGTGGCCAACGCTTCGTCAGGTTCGGCGCAGATCGTTTACACCATCGCGGGCGGAGCCCTGACTTCGGTGCAGCTGGTCAATGGCGGGGCAGGCTATAGCTCGGTGCCGACTTTCACCATCGCCGCCGGAGGCACGCCCGGGACGGTAGCCGCGCAAATGAGCGTGACCCCCAACCGGGTGACCTCCTGGGATCAGGGCTGGGGCACCGGCGCTACGGCGGTGCCGTTGCGTGGCGTGTTCCTGAATGCGATCACTCCCGGCAACTACGGATTCATCCAGGAGGGTGGCAAGGCGACGGTCTTGGGCGCGGCGGCTATTGGGTCATCGCCCAACATCGGCGCATTGGTGCAGGCCGGCGCGAGCGGACTGGTGACGGCGGCTGGTGCCAACACCCAGGGCGTGGCAACACTCGGCTATGCGCTCGATCTGCCTGCGAACTCAACTCTGTTCCGCACCATGCTGACGCTGCCCAACTTCCAAGGGTAGCCGGCCCATAGAAGGAGGACTCATGGGCAACGTGAATGTGAAGGGCTATCCAGATGTCTGGGGCAAGCACAAGGTTTCGATCGTGGATCACACCGGGCCGGTCTCCCTTCCGGCTGGTGGCGAGGTCTTGGGGCCTTCCTCTACCTATGGTGGTGTGAATCCCTTCGGGACCTCGAGCTATGACTTCGTGCTGGCGTCGACGTCTATCAGCGGAAACTATACTGCTGTCTTTCAGCCCAGCGGCACCGGACAGCGGACGACCGGTAACCTGATCTGGCAGTTCACGGGCGCGAGCGGAGCCAACGGAGTCGCCTCGGTGACGATTGCCACTCCAGGCTCGGGACAGACGAACGGGACATATACCGCCAACGCTTCTTCGGGCACGGCGCAGATCCAGTACACCATTGCGGGAGGCGCGTTAACGACGGTGAAAGTCCTCAATCCCGGCGGACCCTACGCGACGCCTCCCACTTTTACGATTGCGGCGGGTGGAACTGCGGGAACAGTGACGGCGACCCTGGGTTCGATCGAGGGCATGCCGGTGGGGCCGGGAACGAACTTGAGTGGCGAGACGATCCGGTTGCTTGTCATCGGCAAATAGTCCAGAGATAGACACGGGAGCCGCTCAATTGGTTTTGGGCGGCTTCTCTTGCGTTGAGAGGGTCGCAATTTATGTTTGCTGACATGCTCTTTGAGCTAACCGGGTCGGTGCCGGGACTGGATTCGCAGCTTGCGGCCACCCTCGCCAAGGAAGCCTGGAGCGATATCCGTAAGTTGGGCGGGTGGAGTTTTCAGCTCTTCACCGGCGGCTTTGCCACGCCTCCCCTGGTGAGTGCCGGGACGGTGTCCATCGTCTACGGGCAGCCTACCGTGGTCGGGGACGCGACTGCGGCGGCCTCCTGGCAGGCGGCATCGTATCCGGGGAACTTCCTCTCGCAGCGACAGTTCAGGATTATCGGCGGGACCATCTACAACATCATCGCCTTCGACGGCGCGAACACCATCACCCTCGACCGCAACTACACCGACCGGCTGCCCAGCTTGACCGGCTTCAATCTCGGCCTCTCCTACATGATTTATCAGCCCTACCATGTGGTCCCGTTCAAGGACTGGCGGCGTTATCTTGCGGTGCTGGACGTGACTAATGTGAACTGGCTGCGCGTGAAGGGCGAGCGGGCCAAGGTGGATATTGCAGATCCGCAGCGGCAGATCTTTTCCAATCCCCTTGAACTGGTGCAGTACGGGGTTGATCAGAGGCTCAGCTCGGCCACTCCGGGTTGGGTGGTGTTGGAACTTTATCCGCACCCCACGCAGATGTACACCTACGGGACCTGGGGGGAGCGATTCAGGACTGATCTTGATTTAGTGAACATGTCGGACGAGCTACCGGTGCCGATTACCGAATCGACAGTGAAGGCGAAGGCCAGGATACGCGCCTATGAGTGGGCGGAAGCCAACAAGGATCCCGCCAATCCCCGCGGAGCCGGCGCGGACTTCCGTTTCCTCCTGGGCGTGGCGCAGGCCGAGTATCGCGACTCGCTCCATGATTGCCGCAAACGCGATCGCGACGCTGTGGACATTTTTAACCGCACTATGACCCGGCTGGGAACGCCGGCTCCGCTGCCTTGGTACAACCAGTCGACCGGACAGCTCACCAGTTCCAACCTTGCGTGAGGAAAAAGATGAAGCGATTTATCTGGCTCACGGTGCTTCTGATGGCGGGAACGATGACCTGGAGCCAGAACCGTTCCCTGACCGGCTGGTGCTACATGGGGGCGACCAAGGCAAGCACCTCCGGGATATCTTCGACCAACCTGCTTCAGGGCGTGATCCCGAGTTGCGAGGTGACCGTGTTTCTGACCGGCACGACCACGCTGGCGACGCTCAGCACAGATGCGGGCGGTCTCGCGCCCTTGGGCAATCCCTTTACCGCGACGACTGCCGGGTTCTGGATATTCTTTGCGGTGGGCAATACGGCTTACGATGTCGTCCTCTCTGGCGGGAACCCGCCCAATGTCTATCCGCAACCGGTGACTCTGACCGCTGTCCAGGTGGGTGGGCCGGGAGGAGGCGGGGCGACCAACCCTGGAGGCAATCCGCAGGAGCTTCAATTCAACGGCAACGGATTCTTTCAGGGCACGACGGGAATGACATGGAACGGCAATATTCTGAACAATGCCGGCGGCGTCATCAGCGCAGCGCAGATTCAGGCCGCGCAACTGATTTCTTCAGCAATGGGCAAGTCCACCGCACCGGCATGTCCCAATGGGCCGAATAATGCTTTGACCACGGCAGGTTGCATTATTTCGGCGGGCGCGATCCCAGGTCTAGGTTCGGACGGTAATAACGGAATCACGGTACAGGGATCGGTTATCCCCGGAAACGTGCCGACTCTTGATATCCGCAACCCGGCATTTGCGGGAGGCGCGGTCTGTGATGGCGTCACCGATATCGGTCCCGCAGTGCAGGCGGCAGTGAATGCCCTGCCGCAATATGGAGCAGAGATTCTTATTGTCAGCCCCAACAGGACCACTCCGTGCTATTGGGCTAACCCGTCTGCCATTACATATCCCTCCGGCAATAATTACTCTCAGAATCTGGTCTTTACCTTGCAGGGGTACATGAATATAGGAACCACGTGGCAGCTGCCGTGGGGATCTACTTTTCGGTGCAACGGTGGATCAGGACAGGTGCAGTTTCAAGTAGGACCGTCCTGCACGATCAATGGTCCCGTGACCAGCGGAACCTTAAATACAGCGATAACGACCAGCATGGTGGCACCTTATAGCGGCGTGACGTCGGTGGCGACATCCAGTGGAGGGCAGGCGACCTATAGCGGATCGGGGTTCACGGCAGGACTTTGTCCCATGCCCGCCGGCGGATCGATCATGATGACCGGGTTTACGAATGCGGCGAATAACGGCACATTCTCCTGCGTCTCCAATACGACCACCACGCTGGTGCTGGCGAACCCTAATGCGGTTGCGGAATCTCATGCCGGCAAAGCATTCAGAGTCTATACGGTCACCCCGTCTTCGATGGCAAATATCTATACCGGAACGTGGCTTTCGATTGCCGATACCACATCCTGCCCGGTCGTCAGCATGACAAGAACATCGAACGTGGTGACCGCGGTATTGAATGGAGCCTGTCATATTCCCGCGGGATCGATGCTAACCGTATCGGGAATGACGACAACAGCATTCAATGGTACGTTTCTGATCATCAACAGCGACTACGGAGGCAGCGTATCTGCCAATGTCACTTTGCAATTTGCTCAGAGCGGAACCAATACCAGTGATACTACAACCGGAACTGCCTCTGGTTTTAACGAGGACACAAAAGAGGATGTGCAGGTAGTCTCGACTACCACCACTACCTTCAATGCTCCCTTTTATCGCAATCACCTCGCTACTGCCGTGTTCGGGATCGATACGATTTCCATTGGACTGGCAAGCAAGATTTCGGATCTCAGCGTTACGTCCACCGGGAATTCCTTCATTGCGGGAGTGGACACCCTCAATAATCACGGAGGCGGCGGCAGCACCACGCTGGAACACGTATCAGCGAGCGTTACCTGCGGACAACCTCTTTCCGCTTTCCCAATCACGTTTAATAAATCTTTCTGGTTCTATTTCTACAACGCCTCGTTCACCGTCTGCCAAAGGCCTTGGTCTGTCCATATGATGAACTCCTATGGAGATGTCAGTAATCTCGTAGGCTGGGTATGGTTTAACGATTCCATCTTTATGTCGGGCATGAAAATGGAGGATGGAGCGTCCCAGGTAGAGCTTAATCGAACCACTATCGAGCAGGCGGCCAGGGGCTCTGTCCAGATCGATCCCACGTTCAACAACATGTCTGCCAGTTTACCGGCTGTTTACTTCAACAACAGCGGAATGCAGGACAACTTCGCGGGGTATAAGAACTGTCTCGTTCATCAACTCTATCCCGGCGGGGGCGCCACTATAGAAATCAACAAAGCGTCAAATCAATGCTTAGTCAATGATTACTTCGACGGCTCCCTTCGCGTAACTGCTCAACAAGCCGCTGGCCACTATCAATGGAGCCAGAATAAGCTGCAGGGTATTATAGGCAGCTATAACAACGGCCAGTATGTAGATGAAGAACTGCGCGGATCGGAGGCGGGAATGTCTCCGGTGGCAATTCCCTATGCCTCCAGTAACGTAAATACCAATCCGGCGACATGGAGCGGCGCCAATTGCACGGTAGCCGCCGGGGCGCTGGACCCGATGGGAACATTCACTGCCGGAATGATTTCCGCCACGGGTTCCTGCGGCATCAACATATTGACGCAGAGCATATCTCCGCTGATAGGAGACTCCATTCTATACGGCGGATGGACCTATTCGCCCACCGCCGGAACCACATCGCAGAACAGTGCATGGGCGGCGTCATATTTGCTGAGCAACAGCAGTAACGCTAACTGGACATTTGCCGGAAGCATTCCAACGCAGGGAAGATCCACGAATTTCGACAGCGCCCTGTATGGCGATTGGATGCACCCCCTGGTCGCTATAGCCACCTTCGCTACAGCAAATGGCGGGGCCGGAAATCTGACACTTTCCATAGGGACGGATACTACGCATCCGACGATCTACTGGCAGCCGTTTGTGATTTATATCGGCCACACCGGTTTTACAGGAACGACCGATGGGACCACGGGCACGATTACGGGGATAGCATCCACGGCGGGACTATATCCGGGCCAGTTACTCTCCGGAACTGGAATACAGGCAAATACGGCGATCACATCCGTAAGCGCAAACTCGATCACCGTGTTTCCCATAACCAATGCGGCAGGCACTAATGCGCTGGTGGCACAAGTGCCTTTGGCGGAAGTAAAGAGGTGGAGACAGCAGCTTCTTCACGGCTATGTGCCTTCCAGCGCCAAGACAGGGATCGCATATTCCGTCAACCCTATCAACACGCCGGGACTCTATGGCCCCGCGGTTGCTCCCACCGGGGCTTGTACCACGAACGGGCAGTGGGTGTTCAGCCAGGACGGACACGCGACTTACTGCAACGCGGGAACATGGGCGACGAAGATTTAGGGAGATAAATGCCGATTTTATTACTGGACCCATGCCTCTTCAAAGACGCGACGAGTTGGAAATCCAACTCCAGCGATACGATCAATAAGCCTCAGTCGCTGCTGTTCGTGGCGACACAGACGGCGACCGGTTCGCTGCTGGTCCAGAATGCGCTGGATAAAAAATACGGAGGCGCGCTGGTTTCAAAGACCGGGAAGTATCCCGTCAATCCCTACGACCCCACGCAGTTGCTTCCCTATTCAGCATGGCATTTCCGCTTCCGGTTTGTTCCCGAGACCTACGACAACCTGGCGCGATTCGAGAATGACCTCAAGGGCTGCATCAAGACGCGGCCCAACGCCCAGACCCCGATTCCCAACGTGGCGAACTGGAGCACGCAGTGGAACAGGGAAACCAATTCGTTCCAGATCGACCACGACCCCCCCGCATGGGTGGACAGCGGTTATTATCCAAGCGCCAAAGTCACCACTCCCGATGAATGGCACTCGATCGACTTCCGGTTTTTTGTCGATGTGAACGCGCTGACATTCTCGATCGAGAGCATCCGCTGGGACGACGACTTCTACGTGATGCCGGAAGAACACAGGCACATTCCCCTGCAGCAGACCAACTGGGAGCAGTGCGCCAAGTATCAACTCCAGAACGAGGGACTCGCGCCCGGTACGGTGTTGATCGAATACGACGATGGAATTGCGGCGTGGAGCGACCAGCCCATCGGAGATGAGATTCCCAGCCGGGAGTCCTATGAGGCGACGACATGAATCCGAACCTTGTGAGGTGGTTGAAGACGACCGGGCTGACCCTAGTGGGCGGTGGGATCGCGGCAACCATCACGCAGGCGCTTGATCCCAGCATCTACCACTTTCCCGAGGATCTGGGCAGCGGTAAATTGTGGGTGCATTTTTTGGGTGGCATGGTTGTTGCGTTTGTGGCTTTATTGATGAAGTCGCCGTTGGATCCCTCTGCCAAGTGAGGATGAGATGCCGACGACAGGGTGAGGTTTATATGCCAGGAAGGCTAACCAACGTCCGTTGTGCTGTCCGCCGACAGGAAATGGTCGATGGTGTACAAGATCAGAACAAAACAAGAACCAAAGGCATGAATTGTTCCACGAGAAGAGAAGTAAGCGGATGATGATGTGGCAGATGAGTCAAACACCCGAAATGCGTCATGCGCGAGCGGTAGCAGCGGCACGTGCAGGGTGGGAGGGTGGTAAATATGCCAACCGAAAGGTTCGCGTCTGCGGAAAAGTATAGGCGTTATCGTGCCTATACGCACCTGCATGGCATAAAGACCCATGCAGCAAAGGTTTGTATTCGAGGCCAATGCCATCAGGTCAAGCACGGGAAGAAGGTGAGGAGGAAACGGTAATGGCAGACGATGATGGGTATCAAATTGACGGCAGTAAAGACGCGAGGGAGTACTACTGGACCGGCGCTCCAAAAGAGCGACGCGCCTATTCCCGGGCTTATGCAAACGCGAAGCTCGGAGATAGATATTACGACGACAAGAACTACTTGAAAAACGTTGCCGCAGGCGGACGCAATTACGACGCGGCCCGGGCGGGCGATGATGCCGATTACCAGATGGCTAGTCAGGGATGGAAGGACGATGCCAAAAAGAAGACCAGCAAACGGAAACCAGCGAGGAAACGATGAGCAGCCTGAGTGACAAGAAGAACAGTTGCGTGTATCCCGGCACGGCAACCCACACTTCGCCGGGACTGCCGGTGCGGGCTTATCGCGCCCCGCAGGCCGCCTATCGCGATTGGGACACGAGAGTGAAGCCCAAGGCAGGATGTGAGCGCAAGGTGACCACCCATAAAACGGCGAGCAAGAAATAGATGTCAAGCGTATCTGGCAAATTCGCCGAAATACCTATCTGCCGCAGCGCAGTAGGCCTTGTGCGCTTGCTCTGGGGTCGAATACTGTCCCAAATGTATTTGTTTTCCGTTAAAACCAATGCGAGCTACGAAGCGATTTTTAACGGTGCGTACACCCTTAAATCCCGATTGGTTATGTTTTGGTTTTTGCGTGTTGCAAGCATTGTTAAAAGAGCTGGCAATTTTCAGGTTACTGCGCCGGTTATCCAGCGTACAACAATTGCGATGATCGCCAAGGCGTTTATCGTTAGCGGCGAGACCGAGAATTTCCCGATGCAGCAAAATATGTTTGCCATGAGTCAGTTTTCTGCCGGCATAATAGCCCGTCTTGCTGCTGTTTGGGAGAGCGTACCACTGACGTTTGGTGATCCAGTCGTAGTCGGCCTCGTCAACGATTGTGTATTGTCCACTGCCCAGCGGAATCAGTCGACAGTAGACCCCATCAAGTTTGAATCGAGCAGCGTCATCAAGCAGGGTATGAATGCCGCGAGTGCATTGATGATGTCCAGTGATGAATCGGTTCGGTTCTCCTTTGTAAATATGTCTTTCTGTAATGGTTCGCGATGTGATGTCGGTTTTTTGTCCGCATCCGCACTGGCAAAAGCCAAAAGGAATATCCAGCGATTGTGGTGTCACGGTCGCTCCCTTGGATCGGGCATATTGATGACCGGATGGTAGCAAAAATAATGGCTAATTATTCATACATAACGAGAGGTGAGGCGAAGGCTGAATTGTCTATTCGATTGGAAGACAGTGGCATGGTGTTCTGGATCTCCGACGAGTTGGATCGCTACCTGAACGAGGCGCTGCGCGTCTGGAATTGCCTGACCCAGTGGTGGACGGTGAAGTACGTGACGACCTTGAACCCGCCGCTGCTTGCGAACTGGCAGTCGACAAACGTGATCGGATCGCCGCGGCAGCGGAACCGGACCGATACGGACATTTATAGCTTCATCGAGTATCAATTGCTCGAGCCCGCCAGCGGGGGAACCTGGACGGGCACGCCGCAGTTTGCGATCGCTGATCTCCAGCAGGCGGTGCAGCGTCGCCAGGATGAGGTCCTCCAGACTACGGCGTGCAGCATGCTCGACATCAGCTCTCTGGGCATCACGCCCAACAGCAACACGGTCACGCTGCCGGATAACGTGCTCGATGTGCGCCGGGTGCGCTACGTTCCGGCTACGGGCTTCGGTTCGCCGCAGACCCTGGAGCGTTCCGACACTCTGGCCTTCCAGCGCTTCTCGCCCAGCTATCAGCAGACGACCGCATCGCCCTTGCGCTGGGACATCCTTGCTGGTCCGCCGCTGACCTTGACCTTCGATGCCCTTGCCCCGGTTCCCAATAATCTCCAGATCCTCACCATGCAGGCCGGAACGGTGCTGGCTCCTCCCGCCGATACCCCTTTACAGGTGCCCGATGACTGGACTTGGGTGATCAAGTATGGGGCGCTCTACGACGTTCTCTCTGAGGACAACGAGTGCAAGGATCAGGAGCGAGCTAACTATTGCCGGCAGCGTTATCTCGAAGGCCTTCAGCTCATGATTCAAATGCCATGGTGCTTACAGGCCTGGGTGAATGAGTTTCCAGTAGACGTGGTCTCCTTGGCTGCGGCAGACAGGTTCAATTACGAGTGGCAGTCGCGGGCGACGGCATACCCCGGTCTGGTCGTAGGGGGAATCGACCTTTGGGCGCTTTCGCCCGCTCCTGTCAGTCTGACCTCGGTAACCATGCTCCTGGTGGGCAATGCCATCCTCCAGATGGTCACCGACGCTGATCAGGTGCAGGTGCCGCGGGACGTGATGGATGCCATCCTTGACGAGGCGCAGCATATCGCTGCTTTCAAGCACGGCGGCCTTGAGTTCTCGGAGACCTCGGCTTTGCACAAAAGCTTTGTGGATTGCGCCATGAGATGGAACTCGCGGCTCAGAGAGAGCGGGATCTTCCCGACCGATCTGCGGCCACTCAATCAACGGCAGTTTGAACAACAGCCGCGTTACGCGGCAGGAGGAGCAAGCAATGCCTAAGACGCCGGTACATCGCGGCTACAGAGCGCACACCGTGAGCGGAGTGTATACCCCGCGCAAGAAGGGCAACAAGGCGGTGACTTTGTTCACCAAGATCGATCATCCCCGTGACGGCAAGGTGAAGGCCACGCGGGGCAGAAGGAAGGGGACGTAGATGAGCTACTTCACGGGGCTGATCCCGCTGGGCAAGTTTTCGATCGTGGCCGGGACCACGCAACTGCTGACTGCCAACCTGGGGCCGCAGAAGCAGGTTCCCGGATCCGCGCAATCGACAAAGACGGTACGCCAGATCATCGTGTCCGCGGACGGGGCTAATACCGGGCAGATCTTTCTCCTGCCCGCCGGCCAGAAGTTCAGCTCGAATCCGGGGAATGTGCTTGCGGCGTTCTCGAAGGGGACGACGATCGCTATTCCTTCGGGAATCATGCTGGGCGGTGCGCTGGCGCTCGACAATTTGTGCTTTGATGCGGACACGGGGACGAACACCGTCTATGCCATGGCGGTCGTGGGGTGAGTTGTGCCTGATGGGATGCGGCTGGATATTGCGGGCGGGATGGCGACCCGGCTGGCGCGGGATGCGGTGCCTCCGGGGAAATATCCCTATCTCCAAAACGTGCGCAAGTATCTTGACCAGCGCATCATCAGCCGAGCCGCACAGGGCCCGTCGCTGGTGGTCGATGGGGCCACTCTTGTCTACAACGCCCAGATCAACTCCATACGGCGATTGAACGATACCACTCCCGGCGGGCCCCCGGATGGCTACTCGATGGTGGTGGGCTTCGATACTGGAGTGTGCGTCAACAGTCTGGGAGTCCAATTCGGGTTGAGCGGCAACCCGGTGTCGATGATGCCCTTTCGGCCTAATGCTTCGCCGCAGCCGTGGATGTATTGCGGCGACGCCAACCAGATGTTCAAGGTAAATGCCGCCGGCGTGGCGTACAAGGTGGGCATCGCCGAGCCTCAGCAGGCTCCCATCGTGACCACCGGCCCGGTGACCACCACGGGCAGCTTTACCATGAGCGCCAATGCGGTGCCTTGGACGAATGCGGGCGGCATGAACGCCGCCGTGAACTACGGTGAGACTGCTTACCCGGGAGGCGCGGACGGGGGGCCGGCCATCATCGGCGGATTGACTCCGGGATCGACGCTGGCCCTCACCGCCACGGGAACGGCGACCGTGAACGGATCCTCATATGGGCCGGGAGACGGCGGACCATCGGGAGCAAGTTACCCGGGGCACTTTATCTCGGGGGGCTCGAAAATCCTTTTAGGCGCGTTTACGGACGCGAACGGCAATGTAGTGCCGTCGACAGCGGGCGGCAATACCTACGCCTGCTACAACGTCGGCGCGAGCGCTTCCCTGACGGTTCCGCCGAATGCCGCGCAGTTCCAGGTTGGGGTGGATTCCTCGGCCAATACATTCTCTAACAATTCAGGAACATTTTCGGTGTCCTGGACCCTGACCACCGCGGCGGTGGCGACCAAGCCGGGACTGGTGGGCGCGGTGACGGCGTACATCTGGGGCGACTCGCCGCACTCGGGTCCGGTAGCAAGCTACATTTGGAAGAACGGGAGCGACGGCGGAAGCGGCACGACCAGGGTGGTGGGCGATGCGGTATCGACGGCGACGGGAACCTCGTTGATTTTCGATTCGACGCCCGAGGATGGCACCGTGCCGGTGATGTGGACGACGCTCGATTCTTCGGGCAATGTGACCGGATCGTTTCCGCTCTTTACGCCGGCCATGGAACCGGAGGGCTACCAGGACTTCAACTGCTGCATTGTCGGCAATCTCTTCATTCCCGCGGCGGGCAGCTACACGCTGAACTTCACCAGCAAGGACCAGATCATGGTGGGCGTGGGCGGAGGCGCGTCGGTGACCACGCCGCCCGCCGGCTTCAGCGGGCAGACGATGACGGTTGTGAATGGGCTGCCGCTGGTTTACGTGAGCACCGTTAACGGCACCGGACCGCAGGTGTCGGGCTCGGTGTCGGTGAGCTTCCCCTCGCAGGGCGTTTACCCCGTGGAGATCGATTGGGACTACTGGGAGCACACGGGGCGTCAGCTCCTGATGCAGATCAACTTTCAGACCATTCCGCCCTTGCAGATGGGCCAGTTTCACATCAATGCGCAATATCGGTATGTGTATCGCTCATCGAAGACGGGTGCGATGTCCAATCATTCACCCGCGACTATTCCCTATCTGATTCCTTTCGAGGCCAATCAGGTGACGTCGTATTTCTCGACTGATCCGCAGGTGGATCTGGTGGACTACTACCGCGTCGACGAAGGCCTGGACAACTACACCTACGTGGGCACGGGACCCAATGACGACGCCGGCCCCAACGGCACCAACACGCCGATCACCGATACCCTGACGGACCTGGCCATTGCTTCGAACCCGATTTTGCAGTATGACAATTTCGAGCCTTTTCCTTCGATCGATATGCCGAAGAAAGGCGTGGTGAATGTGGGCTCGGGCGGCGTGATCGCCTGGGTGAGCGGCGACCAGTTCAATACCCGCTGGCTACCGGGAACGGTGATTACGATCGGTAGTCCCACATCGATTGCGTACACGCTGGTGACGCGCCCCGCAAGCGCCACCACCATGACGATTCCCGGCGTAGCCGCGGGCACGAATCTGGCTTATCAGATACCCGAGCCCAAGCTGGCCGCGCAGCCCATGCCCGCTATCTGGGGGCCCACCGACAATGTGAACTTCGTCTTTGGCTGCGGGGATCCCCTGCGGCCAGGGACGTTGTACTGGAGCAAGGGCAACAATTTCGATTCCGCGCCGGACACCAATCAACAGGAAGTGACGTCGCCTTCGGAGCCGTTGATGAACGGGACCATCATCAGCGGCATCGGCATCGTGTTTTCGACCGAGAGGGCGTGGCTGATCTATCCCACTTTTACCTCGGCTCTGGCTTCGGTGGAAGGCGTGACCGGCAGTGCCTGGAACCTGACTCTCTCTTCGATCACGCATGGCCTCTATATGCGCTATGCGATCGCGACCGATAACGGCGGCAGGGTCTACTGGCGGGGCAAGGATGGGATCTATGTTTCGCAGATGGGCGGGCCGGAGGCCTCGGTCACCGAGGACATCTTCAACCTTTTCCCGCACGAAGGCCTCACGCTTGCGCCGGTGACGGTGGCCGGGTATACCGTCTATCCGCCCGACGACACCAAGCCCGGGAAGCAGACCCTGGCTTATGCGAAGGGATATCTCTACTACGACTACCAGGACACGAACGGCAATCCGCGCACCCTGGTGTACGACGTCGAGGGCAAGGGATGGAGCGTCGATGTGTACGGCTCGCCGGCCACGGTGCACTACTGGGAAGAGGGCGTAGTCAACGATGTGCTGACCGGAAGCTGGAACGGAACCCAGGCCGCGGTGCAGCCGCTGGGATCGGCGGTCGCGGAATCGGTTTCGTGCGTGGTGATGACCCCCTCGATTAATGGTGGCGACCCTAGAGTACAGAAGATCATCGGCGACATGTTCGTGCGTTCGGTGCTGCAGCCGGGGGACTCGATCGCGTTGAGCGCCTATGGGCGGCGTTACAGCGATCAGATCACCGGCTTCAATCCCGCCAGCCTTACCGGCGGGGACGGAACCAGCAGGGATTTTCTGATCGACTTCACAGGCGCGACGAATAACACCGTTGAGGACTTCGGAGCCATCTTTACTTGGCCGGTTGGTTCGCTGAGTATCCTCGACTACTGGCAAGTGGACTGGTCCGCGACGCCGGAGCAGATTGGCGGGTGGAAGACCGACTTGACCGGCTACGGCGCGGAGTCGGGCGGGGCCCTGCATGGGTGGCTGCATGTGGGCTACTTTAACCTCGCCTATGCTTCAACTGCGCCGGTAACAGTGACAGCCCAGACTGACACTGGGCAAACAATTACCATGACTTTTCCGTCCACAAATGGAACCTTGCGCAAACAATACCAAATCGTACCTGCAAACAAATTCAAGTTGATCGGGTGGACCGTTGATGGTGGCGGTAATGGGTTTCGTCTGGATGCATCAGACTGTGAAATGGCTATTAAAGCCTGGGGCGAGACGGGACCTTACCATATCCTGCGGCCTTTTGCTGGTCAAAGTCCGCAACAGGGGACACAAGTATGAAGACGGCGCTTCCAAGCCCTATAAAGTGGGGCAAAAAGCAGGCCAGAGTATGCGGTATCTGTCTTCGTGCTAAGTGCAGAGACTGGTATACGCGGCATGGGAGGAAAAATGTCCACGTCTAGACAGAGCTGGTTTCCTCCGGTTTCTGCTCAACCGACATCAGAAGAATTGGCTCGCCATCTGCGGTTAATTTACACAGCCCTTAATCAACATGACGAGGCCATCGTGACCCTGAACGGAAAGACCACTACGCCGCCGCAAACGCAGGCCACGGGAGTGATCGGGACCGGGCAGAAGGTGGTCTTGCCGATACCGAAAAAGAGACTGAAAATCCCATAATTCGAAGCTTATTATGGCGGGGAGGTTATTATGGGCGGATTTCTGAGTGCGCTGTTCGGCGGTCAGAACAAGGAACTGAATAAGGATATCGGCCAGTCGCGCCAGATCTCCGACTGGTCGCAGGGCATGGGCGAGAAGAACCTGACTTCGGCCTCGAATTTTTACAACGCCATCTCTTCCGGTGATCCGGCGGCGATCGCACGTGTCCTGGCTCCGCAGACCGATGCCGCGCAGCAGGCCGCGCAGCAGGGCAAGCAGACCGCCGCGCAATTCGGGACGAGGTCTGGTGGTACTACCGCGGCTATGGCGGGGCTTGATGATCGTACTCGGGCGATGATTCAGCAGATGATTGCCAACCTGACCGGGCAGGCAGTCGCCGGAGAGGCGTCGATGGGAGAACAGGGTTTGAACCGGGCTCTGACGGCGAACCAGATCAACGAGCAGGAAGCCCAGCAGCGGATGCAGAATTGGCAGAACTCGATCCTCGGCAAGGGGCTGACGAAGGGAGCGCAGTTTGCGGAGACGGCGGGCCTGGGTGCCGTGGGTGGCATGCTGCCTGAAGGTCCCGGCGCGGCGGTGGGATCCCAGGGCGCGTTGAGCAGCTTCTTCGGATGAGGTGAGCGATGGGCACTTATGCGGATGCGGTGCGGCGTAAGTGGGATGATCAGGAACAGGCGCGTCAGTTAAAGATCAGCGCCCTGAGTCAGGGCCTGCAAAATGCGCAGAACCCGGAACAGGCCCAGGAGATCTTGACTGGCATGGTGGGGATCCTCCAGCCCCACGAGGGCCACCACATCATCGGGGCCCTGCGCGGATTGGCGGGGCGGCTTGCGGGCAAGCATGAACAGCAGCAGCCCATGGGAACGCCTCCATTTGTTGCTCCGGGAACCGTGCAGCAGCCGCCCGCGCCGAAGGCCACGCCGGATGATGTGCCGATCACCCAGGCGGGGCCGGGATTCACGAGGCCACCTGTTCCCAATGCGCCTGCGCCGGGAGGACCTCAAAGGCCAACACCGCCAGGAAAGCCCGCTCCCGCGTCTGCGGAGCCCGTACAGCCTTCCACGGCAGCGCAGGGACGTGGACCAGCCCCCGGCGGTCCTAAGCGCCCTGTGCCGCCTCAAGATCCGGCGATCGCATTGTTTGGAAAGTACTGGCGGAGTCCCGCGCAGCTTCATCAGCGCGATCTTCAGCAGAAGCATGATGACTTTGAGTCGGAGCTGGAGCGGGCGGGCATCACCGACCCCAAAGACAAGCAGATATTTGAGCAGGAATTTCTACGCACCGAGTTTGGGATGAAAGCACCACCCGGAAAGCCGAACTATAAAAATTACATCCTGCCCGACGGGAAGGTGGTGGCGCTCGATCAAAATGCGGAAGGCTTTCAGCCTCCGGCGGGATCGAGACTGGAGGCGGGAAGCCGCCATGTGCCCTTCAATGGTGGCGCGGTAACCCCGGACCGGGCGCGTGATCTGCTTGCCTCGGGAGCGGTCGGGGAAGACGAGTACAAGGACGTCAACGGGCAGACCATCGATCTCGCCAAGCTGCCCGACGGCGTCAAGCTGGTGCCGGTGTATTCGGGCAGCGGCAAGTACTATCAGGTGGCCGACCAGAAAATGCGCTTGGTGGCCGCCGACAATCAAGTCTTGGTGGAGCCGGAGATCGGTCAGATGGCCGCGCCCGGGGAAGCGCCCAGCCTGGGGCAGAAGCGGGTGGGAACTTCGCGCACCACGACCGTGACTGCGCCCAGCGGGCAGCAGGTGGTGACCGGAACCTCGGTTGTCGCGCCCGTGACTCCTGGCGCACGCCCAGCCACAGTGCCCGCTGCTGGCGCTACAGTGCCCCCTGTAGTATCAGCGCCCGCTCCAGGCGGACCGGCAAGGCCAATACCCCCGGGCGCTCCAGCAAGGGCCGCAGCGCCAGGAAAAGCCGCGAGCAATATCGATGCGGAAATTCAGACCAAGGGCGTGATGCCCGATATCCAGAACATGACGCCGCAGAACGCCAAGATGGCCATCAAAGCTCAGCCTGCGGTGACCGCGCTCTATGGCCTTTACGGAGACCCGCAGCGCCCGGAGGTAAAATCGCTGGCTGATTTTTCTGATCTGGCTAACGACAAACACGCGCAGGAGACGCTGGGCGCGGCCTTTGCCCTGATGGATCAGCAAATGGGCGAGATCACCGATCCGGGGGTAATGGCCACCCTGGCCACGGCGGCGGGATGGGCGAACTTCAGGGCCAAGGCGGAAGCGGGTGCGCAGCAACAGGCCGGTTCGGCGATGACCGCCCGCGAACGCGAGTACTTCGACATCGCGATTTCCGGTATGGCCGACATTATCGGCGCGAGGGCGGCGACCGGGCAGAGTCCGGCCAAGTTCTCGGTGAACGCCATACAGAACGAACTGCCGCTAATAGGTCTTAGCTCCACGCCTGATCGTCAGTCCTACATCACCAAGATGCAAACCATCGCGCGGCAGATCAACGTGGGCCTGAACGCCATGCCCGACAATCAACGGGCGCTCTATTACCTTGACAAGCGGGTGCATGACCTGGAGCGCGAGAAGGGAAAAGGCAAGCCAGCGCCGGGAGGTCCGGCAAGACCCAAGCCGCCCGCAGCCGGAGGCGGTGGCGCGACCATCAAGGTAAGTCCTGAGGATCTGAAATGAGCGTAACGGTAGAGGGACCAGACGGCAACAACTACGAGTTCCCTGACGGAACCGACAAAACCGCTGCGGTCGCGTACTTCAAGAAGAAAGGCATCACCGGTGCGTCCGCGCCTGCGGACGAGGACTTTACTTCTAATACCAAGGGCGAAGGCCTCTATCCCATGAGCGGAGTTCTGGGCGACATCCAGGTTCCTTTCAGCAAGGTCATGGATGCTTCGGGTGCGGGCTACCGGATGACGCAGAAAGATCGTGAGCGGTACGGGCGCGATGAGACGGCGGATTTTACCAAGAAGCTTCCCGGATTGCTCAAGACTGATCCTGAGATTCAGAGGCGGGTGCTGGCGGGCAAGACGCCACGCGAAGATCAGCCCTTGCCGGAGGTTGTTCCCGAGGGCCCGGGCTGGTGGCAGAGGGTGCGGAATACTGTGGGGGACATCACCCAAACGAAGAGCGAAGCGCCGGGGGTGTTTAATCTGCCCGCCGCTGGCGAGATGGGCTTGAACTACGTAAAGCGGGTAGGTGCCGGTCTTTTTGGTTTGGCCGATATGCCTGTGCAGGCGGCACAGGGAGCGCGAGAGATGGCTTCCGGCGATCCAATCCTGGGTCAGCAAGGCCAGGGACGCCTACTCGCTCTGACGCCCCAGGCGCAGGCTGCAGGGCGTGTCCAGGAAGCATGGCGGGAGCGCAGTAATCCCAAGCTCGAGGCGACCAATATTCTCGGGGATGCGACTACTGCGTTCCTGGCACCGAAGGCGGCGGAGTGGTCTCTCAAGGCCGCGCGGACGATACCTGGATTGCCGAGAGCGGCGGGGCAGATGCTGGCTGGAACCGGGCCGGAGTTGACGCGCCGTGTTGCCCAGAAGGAGATCGGCAGACTGGCTCATGAACAAACCGTCCAAACGATTGCCAACGCCGAAAGGAAGAAGCAGTTCCTTCAGGATATCGATCGAGCCAAGAGTGCTGACTCGTTGAAGATGGCTGATCACCGTCAGGCGGTAATTGAGGCCGAGGAGGCCAATAATCAGGTCATAGCCGAGCATCAAGCCAAAAATGCCAAAAAGTTGAATGACTACGAGGATCTTAATACGGTGCATCAGAAGGGCCAGGAGGCTATTCGTTCGCGAGATCAGCTGGAGGACTATGCGTATGACGAACTCCAGAAGCTCGATAAAAAGATCGGCAAGCAGGTAAGCGACGAGTATACCAACATCGGCAAGATCATGGCCGATAAAGATCCATTGTCCCTTGATGAAGCGATCGGAGCCGTGGAAGAGGCTTATGGGAAGACGCGCGGTTCGCGGGAACAGATTCCACTGTTCGAGGCCATTCTGAAGGAAGAAAGCCCGTTGGGCTGGAACGACATGCAGGGCTACTACGAAGAGCTGGGAGCGCAGCTGCGCAGCGGCACTCTGGCTCCGGGAATCTATAAGGCAGTCGAGTCGCTGGCCAGCTTCTTTCGCAACAAGATGGATGTCATGGCCGAAAACGCGGGCGTCGGTGAGCGATGGCAACAGGCCAGAGAGGCCTTCAAGAAATATAAGGAAACGTTCGATGCGCCCGGTTCGCCGGTGGCCAAAGCGGTCAAAGCCCGCAACGCGGCGGATGCGGCCAAGCCGTTTCAGGGCCGGAAGGTACTCGAGCAAGATGAGGCCATCAAAAACTTAAACACCTATGATCCAGGTCTGACCGCACGCTTGCGGAATCTGAGGGAGACCAGTCAAGCGGCAGCTAAAGCACCCAAGAAAGCGCCCAAGCAGCCGATGCTGGACAAGCCGCCCGATCTGGCGTCGAAAGCTATTCCACGTGCTCCAGAGGTCAAGCCTCCAGAGTTTAAGGAAACCCCCACGCCGGATCTCGATATCGTGGAAGCGAAGCGCAAGAAGGTGCGGGACAAAGCGGAGCAACTATCGGGCCTGTCCCAAGGCGATCTCTACTTTTTGATCGGAGGACCGATCGGATTCGCGCTGAAGGGTGCGGTTTTCGATGCGCTTTTCTTGAGTGGGAAGAAGCTCATTACCAGTCATCTCGATGCGCCCAAGGTGGTGGACTGGCTATCCAGGCCGACCCCCAAGGATTTGGCGCTGCTTGAGCAGTTGCCGCCCGAAATCAAGGCCAATGCCAAAGCGAAACTGCGGGAGTTTATTGCTGACCAGCAAGCCAAAGGGGGAAGGCTGAAAATCGCCGGTTCGGTAGCGGCATGGCTGGGTATGACCGGGGCGGGGAGCGAAGCGGAAGAACGGGCCCGGGAAAGCGCTCGCAGGCTGCAAACGACGCCTTAGCCTTAGGTGAGAGTGCGCAGCCGTGCGATGGCCTTGCGGCGTTGTTCTTCCCGTTCTGTTTCCAGCATTGCCTCAATAGCAGGGTCGTCCGGTCGCGGCTTGAGGATGTAGCGGTCGGCATTGGGATCAGACGAGAAGCAGGCCTTGGAGTCGGGAGTCATCTTGGTGCGATGGATCTGATAGGCGGCTATGGCATAGTAGGCAAGGCCGACGATCAGGAAAATAGCAATTACAACCAGGAAATCCATGTTTCTATCCTCTGAGATTCTTACTATATTTGACGCCTGCGAGCGGCGTTCGTTATGGATGCGCCAGTATGAGCGGTTTCGCACTCCGCCCCTGGCGGCCCTCTACCGGGCCCTCGATGCAGGATTGACCGGCGAGAAGCCTGAAGTTGCCGGCCATGCGATCATGTCGATCGCTGCCGCTGAGGGTTTGGACGTTGTGAACCCTATGGTCTACGACGTTGCTATTCATTACGCGCATCTGGCCACCATTCTGGCTACCTACCTGCGGGCCCAGGGCCCGCCCTGGGTGCACGTTAAAGACGTGAAGCTGGGCCGGCATACCTGGGAATCGGCCTGCTACGAGGCCGGCCAGATCCGCCGGGTGGCCCTGATTGACTACTGGTCCGACGACCGCCGGGACCAGGAACTTAGAAGCTGGCGCACCCAGGGTGAGATCGTGGCTCTTGAGCGCCCGCTCCTGCTGAATGCCATCTCCATCGGCCATGTTCTCGAGAACCGCCGTAGCTCGCCCTGGACGCGAGCCTGGGCCCATCCCCAGAACGGGCATATCAGGTTCCAGCGTAAGACCTCGACCGAGGGATTTGCGGGAACCTGGAAGCGGCAGTGGCGCGAGACCTCCGACCTCAGGACCGAGCAGTGGCTTGACCAGATGCTGAGGGATCGGGTGTTCGATGATCTGGTGCATACGGTGGCCGCCGCAGTGCCGCCGCGGGTGGATGACATCCGGGAAGACATGCTGCGCATGGCCCGCGAAATGGAGAGCGCCAAGGCGGTGCCGCCGATGCGCCGGACGGGCTGCCATGGCTTCAGCCGCTGCCCCTTCATAGCGGTCTGCTATGGGGCCCGGGAGCCGGTGCCGAGCATCTATGGATTTCGCCGTAAACAGCCTGCGCATGGGGTTCCTGCCAGTGATATTATCCCGGGTCCAGATTTGGGACCAAATGGCCCCAAGGTGGTACAGATTGGTAAAATGAGAGCATGACATAAGTCTCATACTCTCAAGCAGTTCCGAGGGGCCAACTAGGGGCCAAAGTTTTCGGAAAAAATTCCCATTCCAAGCTTGCTCATCAGTAATAGAATCAACGAGTTGTGATTCATTTCCGCATGTGCAAGTAAAGATATATTGATATTCGGATCACTTTGCTAACTCTTTTATTTTCATCAGTTCACCAATTTCGGGGTCCAACTAGAGTCCAAAATATCTAATTCCTTTGCCATTTCTGAATTCGGGTCCGATTTCAGAGCCTGCTTAATTACCTCTTGCGCCTCAGGCGTGAACTGGCCGAATTGCTTCAGAAATTCGACCATGCTGGGCACTGCCTTGGCTGCCTGCGCTCCCTTGTCATCGAGCTTGGCGGCCATGCTGTTGGCGAACTTAATGTCGGCTTCCTCGATGGCCTTGGCGTATGTTCCGAACATGTTCTTGTTGTGGCCCATGCGCTTCTCGCGGGTCTTTTCGGGCAGGTGTTGACCGTCGGCTTCGGTCGAAACTAAGCGACGCAGGGGATAGCTGCCGAGACGGTTAATGCCCATGGCCCGAATCTTGGCCAGGACGCCAGCCTTCCTGGCGGCCTCGCGAATCATCTTGTTCCAGTTGTTGACATCAATGGGGCGGTTGTTCTGGGTGCGGAAGATCAGCCCCTCGGCGCGGTTGTTGATGTTGAGGAACTGACGAAGATCCTGGTAGAGGCTCATGGAGATGGGAAAGGAGCGCCTCTTGTTGTTCTTCGGCCTCTTGAAGCTGCCCCCTTGGCGGGAGACGTAGTTCTCGTTGATTGCCAGCATGGGCGTTCCGTTGTGCAGGCTCAGGCACTCCACCTTGAGGGCAGACCGTTCGCCGGGACGAATCCCAGTCTCGGCCTGAAGGCGGAAGATGAGGCGGTCTTGTTCGTTCAGGTATTGCCTCATGGCTTGATAGTCATCGAGGGTGTAGGCGTAGGTATTCTCGCCGGCCTCGGGCTTGCGGGGTAGAACGATGTCGCGGCAGCAGGGATTGGACTCGATGTATTTATCCCGCTTGGCGATTTGCAGCATCTTGCGCAGGGTGGCGTAGATGTTGTGCAGGTAAGCTGCGCTCAGTTCGGTAGTGTTGGCCGTAACCCACTTTTGAACGACTTCGGTATCGATGTTTCCGATCTTCAAATGACCAAAGACCGGAATCAGGAATTTGGTCAGGTTGCGCTTATCCAGTTCCTGAGTATGGACTGCCTTCTGTACCAGGATGGTACTCATCCAGGTGTCGGCAAACTCTGCGAAGGTGGTTACACGCTTGGGCTTGTAACTTGGTTTATTGATAGGAGTCAGAATCTCATCCAGGGCTTTCTGGGCGAGCTTCAATGTTGGGTATTCCAGGAAGGAAAAGTGAACCTTGCGTCGGATCCTCTTGATGGTGCCATCTTTCTGGATCTCGTCTTCCCGAAAGCGGGCTTCGAAACGGTGGTGGGCAACATCTTTCTTGAGGCTGGGTTTCTGGTAGCGGGTGCGGGCCATGTGTCTTGCTCTCCAGTCATTAGTAATGACTGGGTTGATTGTACATCCAATTGGACCCAATTGGACCCAAAATTCCCGTTTCTTTTTTAATTCCGGCATATTTTCCTCTCTCGGTCCTGCTTCCAGTCGACCAGGACCATCTCTAAAGTTTCTTCCCTGCCCATGACCGGCTCGCCGGTCTCGGTCAGTTCCCAGGCCGCCCAAGCGAGAATCGCCTCGATGGTCTCGGCCTGCGACAGGTCGCAGTTGAAGGTCAGCCGGCGTTTGGGCTCGATGGGGACCTCGGTGCGGACCCGGGCCGCGAAGGTCTTGTAGTCGTCGTTAATGGCTGCCTCGATGACTTGGGGCGTGACCTTGCGTTTGGCCATCCTGGCCAGCTCGCGCAGGAGTTCCATGTTGCCACGGTCGATCTCGATGAGCTGGTTATGGGGAACGATGGGGCCCAGCTCCTTGACGATGCGCTTGGCGGCATAGGCCAGAGCCCGCGACTGCGGCAGGGACCGGACCCAGGCGTCGTAGGTCTGATAGAGGCCTCCGTCGGGGTCGGTGAGGTGTAACCATCCCCGCGTCTCTTCCATGCGCAGCATGAGGCCTCCCAGGGCCAGGAACTGGTGTTTCATGGAGAGGACCAGGATGCGGACCTCGTGGTCGATCTCCTCGGCTTCGGCCCGGTCGCGATCGGGAGCCAGGGCGGTATTCATTGCTGGTCTTCCGCGGGCGGGATCTTCTCGAGTTCGGCCCCGACGCTTTTGGCCCAGGTGATGACGTTCTCGAAGAGGCGGCCCTCGAAATGGCGGAAGATGGGCGCGGCCTTGACGACCACGCCGTTCGAGACTTCGATGCCGCCGCTGGCGTAGCGGGTGGTGATGCGGTAGAGATCCATGGGGGAGGATCCTTTCTTAGCCGGTCTTCTTGCGTTGGAAGCCCAGGACCTCGCCGGCATCGATGCGGGCCTGTATCGAGGCCTTTGAGGCGATGGAACGGCGGCGGGCGGTCAATGATTCCCTCTGCCGTGCGATCGCCGCCGCGACCTTGGGCGGTAAGGCAATACGGGTAACGCCGGATGCGTCGAGGTGCTCGATGCAGATGGTGTCGCCGTCTTCGTGGCGCAGGGTCTGAACGATGAAGGTCTCGCTCTCCCCGGTAAGGTTCTGAACGTTCTTGATGGTGGAGGGTGAAGTCTTCAGCGCGACGTCGAGCAGTCCGCCATAGATGCGATCAAATTTGGTTTTATCCATTGGCTAGTTCCACCTCTTAACGAATCGTCTATGGGGGCGAACGTCTACTTTGGATTCTCCGGCTTCGACTAAGTCAATTTCGAACTGAGCAATAAAAACTAAGTCTGCGATACTCTCGTGCTATAGACTCAAGGGACCCAATGCCTGAGTCGATCGAATCCCCAATCTCCTCTCGAGTGGCTTTTCTACCCTTGTAATAGAACTCTACTCCAGTAGGTCGTCCCATCTGGATCAGATAACGGCCCATACCATCCGGAAAGACTTCGTACTCGCGTGTGAACCATAGTAGTGTTACTCCCGGATTGCGTGTAATGGCGAAACCTGGGGCTTTCTCTCTGAGCTTCTGATTGTCTAGGCGCTCATCCTCTCGCCTGACCATGTTGGGGTTTGAGAGGAAGGGACAGTTTTTCGCAGACCAACGAGCGCAGTCGATATGGCATGGGGGCTCGGACGAAGTACGGTTGATACCACACATCGGACCAGCAACAAATACGAAGTGGGTCATTAGCTTGTTACCACATACCCAACAGAGCTTTTGTTGGATGGCTGATGACCACTTTCTTCCACTCATCGCACGGAACTCAGGTTTGCCGTCTATCCAGTCAACGAACCAGGGAACTACGTAACCACGGTCGTCGATTGGTAGGGCTTGCATTAGCTTAGGTAGTGGTTCAAGTTCAGGACGTAGAGTGACTGGTGGGGAATTCATGGCTTCCTTTCTTGAGTGGTTTTACCCGTGCCAGCACCTAGATCAACTTGGTGCATGGTCTCAGGATCGTGGTAGGGTCGGTCGAAGACTTCCGCCTTATCCAAACTATCTCCCAACGCCTTTAGTAGGTTGCCACCATTTTCTACTATCGCTCTCTGCACCCAAACTGCGTCAGGAGTATAGGTAATGACTAGGTCTATCTTTTGCGTAAGAGTGGGGATGAACTCATTTAACGACTTCACGATTGCTTGACCCAACTTGATCTTTTTCTTCTTAGCTGATCCAGGCCCAGGTGCGCCGGCAGCGGATCTGGGAGATCGTGGATTCGGTGACGCTGTACATGTCGGCCAGCTCCGCCCCGGAGAGTTTTGACTTGCGGATGAAGCGGACCGCTTCGGCGTTGATGCGGTGCCCCGACTTGGTGATCCCGCCCAGCCGGCCCAGGATGACCGCGGCGGGGTTCTTCTGGCGGATGCGGGTGACGACCTTCCTGCGCGACATCTAGCGTCTCCTCAGCAAAGAGATCAGGACCCAAACGAAGAGCCCCAATCCGACGATGCCGGCCTCAACGATAGCGGCGTGAACGAGGCCGATGAAGACGCCAAAGCGATCCTTGCCGGTAATGGTCAGCGGCATTTCCAGGATTTTCATAAATGACTCCCAAAAATTGCGGGTATCGCGTTTGGGGCGGGCCCCCTAAAATGGCACATCTTCTTCGGTGAACTCGGTTCCCATCAGTTCCTCGGTGAGGGTCTTGTGGACCGGGGGCGGAGCCGCGGTGACGGTCGGTTGCGGGACGTAGCTCGAGCCGGCCTGGGTGAGCTTCTCTGGCCACTCGCTTAAGAGGATCCACTCGCGGACGATGATCTCGGTATGGTATTGGGTGATGCCGTTTTTCTCCCAGGAGCGGGTCTGGAGTTTACCCTCGACGTGCAGCTTCGCACCCTTCTTGATGTAGTCGCGGGCGAACTCGGCCTGCTTGCCGTAGGCAGCCAGCGAGTGCCATTCGGTGCGGTCCTGCCAGTTGCCCTGCGGGTCCTTATAGCGTTCTGAGGTGGCCAGCGAGACCGTGGCTACGATGGCTCCGTTGGTCGTGAATCGAATCTCAGCATCACGACCGCAGGAGCCCAGCAGGAAGACCTTGTTGATCGATTTCGACATTTAAGCTTCCTCCATCTCGAGGGTGGGAGTTACGTCGTACCCGGGCAGGTATACGTTGCAGAAATCGCGGCAGTCATGCGCCAGCCGGGTGCAGTCCGCGGTAAGCGCCGGATATCTGTATTGCTCCAGGATGTGCATGCCGAAGACTTGATAGACCTGCCGGTCGACCTCTTCCATCTCGAAGACATGCCAGAGGAAGCGATCGCAATCGAAGATGTCCAGGTATAGACGCCATTGGTAGCCGTGCAGGTATCGCTCGGCGTCGAACGACGAGGTCGACTTGTGATCGCAGATCAGCCGCCCCTGGTGGGCGTCGACCTTGCCGGTGACCGCAATTCCGCCGTAATCCTTTGTGCCCCGGAACTCTCTAATTTCGGGCAGGAAGAGCTGGAAGTTGCCGGAGAAGGTGAACGTGTACCCGTCAGCCTCCAATCGCTCTACGGAGCCCTGGAAGGCCTTCTCGAGGCACTTATGGAAAGCAGATCCTCGGGCCATAGCGGGAGTCTCTTCTCGGTTGGTCAATTCGTTTAATAACCAACCTAAGTCGCTTTCAGGTTCCTCAACCCAGGCGCGGTAAGTGTCCAATTGTGAGACCCGAAGTGTTAGCATCCCGCTTGACTCCTTTCTTCAGGTTTCGGTGGTGCTCGTTGTGGTGCTTGGCGCAAAGCCAGACGACATCGAACGGTTTCGAGTAGTCGCCGTGGTGCGCCTGGGTGATGGGATTCCCGCATTTGGCGCAGGGCTGCGGTTTGAAGGTGGGATCGCTTCGCCGACGGTAGTTCAGCAGGTATTGCGCGTAACGCTTTTCTGGGTTCTTTTCTTTCCAGCGGCGGTTCTTTTCCTTGGCTACAGCTCTGCCGCGATCCGAGCGGTTGTATTCGGCATGTGCCAGGACCCGCTTCGGATCTGTGTTGCGAGCTTGGTCGTAGTCGCGATAGTGCTCAATGTTTGTCAGACGATTCTGGCGAACGATCCGCCGGGTGCAGTCGATGCATTTGGCGAGGTGGCCATTGGCTGTACGCCAATCCCGATAGAACGCATCAAGTGGCCTGGCCCGTTTGCAGGCGCCACAGATTTTCTCTGCCATGGCTAGGCCGCCTTTTGGACATAGAGTCCCTTTTCTTTGTCGAAGACGTAGCCTAGCTTCTTAGCCCGGGCGGCCAGGGCGGCCTGGACGGTTTTGGCGGCCTTCTTGACCTCGGGGATCATGCGGTTGATGGAGTCGACGGTCTCCGCCTCCCGGATGGCTACCGTCCAGTCCGAGGCCTCGGCCTGAGCCTGATGGGATTCCTTGGTGAGGGTGTTGATGGCCCGCTTGATGTCCTTGATGACGACCTCGAGGAAGTCGGGGCAGCTCTTGGGGTGGGGAAAAGTCAACTCCGGGAACTGGGCAGGGTTCTTGCCGAAGCCCCCTTCGCGGGGGTCGAACGACAGGACCCGCTCCTTGCCGCGCATGAGGATCCGACACATGGCGTCGGAAGACTTGTAGATCTCGTTGCGGCTGGCCCCCTGGGCGTCGATGCGCTCGATGAGGTCGTCGCCGTTCCGCTCTTCGGACATGTGGCAGATGAGGATGATGTCCTTGCCGAAGGACTTGAGCAAGTTCATCCACGCCAGGAAGCGGGCCTTGAGTTCTCCGAAGCCCTGGAGAGAGAGCGCCCCCGAGCCGCGGCCATGCTTGGGGTTCTTCGAGATGATGTCGATCGACAGCATGTCCAAGGCCCGACCCGCGGTGTCCACAATAACCGTGTCGCAGGGCTGGAAGTCCGCGGCGGTCATTTGGTCGACTTCGGCCCAGGACTTGGGGCGGACGGTGGCCTTGCGGCCATAGGCGCGATGAGCGCCGGCGTCGAAGTCGAGCAGGATGGGTTTGGAGGCCGTGAACCCCAGGCTGGATTTCCCCAGGCCCGGGGCGGCATAGACACACAGCACTATTTGTTCCACCACCAGGGGGTCGGTGGCGCGGATGATGGTAAGCATGGAGACACTACTCCTTGGCTGAAGATTTCTTCTTGACCGGTTTCTTCACCAGATGGAGCGATGCCCGCTGTTGCTTGATGGCGCTAGCTTTGCTGAGGAGCACACTGATGACTTTGTTAGCCTTCGCCGAAGGCTGGCCCTGCTCGTTCATGCTGAGCATAGCCCCCATAGCCATGGCGAGGTACACGAGTTGGGAGGTGCGGCTGTCGTTACGCATAACCGGGCGTAGAAAGTGAATCCATCGTTCTATTTCTTCCTCGATCGGATCTTTTTTCATTTTGCGGGGTGTGTTCTAGTTTTTTCATACGAGCACACAGGAACTCGTTCGGATTACAGTAACGCCACTTGATACACAGGTCAAGAAGAATTGAGACCGTCTCAGTAGCTTATTTTCCTGAATAGAGTAGTAACACTACTTAAATTACTTCGGGCACGAAAAAGCATGCCCCGCCGATTATAGGCGGGCAGCTAATTCTAGGGTATTCACTAGGTTACGTAGTCCGGGTCACAAGCACAGCGACTAAAGGCAAGTGCCCCTCGCGCACCAGGAGCCACTTCTGGTAGGTGTATTTCCGCCCTTCTAGGCTGGGCGTCGAGGTCAGCACCGAGGTGATGCGGTTCAGGGTTTCCTGGAGGGTAGCCTGCACCAGGAAGAGGGTCTGCTCGCCAATGGCGAGGTAGTAGAGGCGGGAAGCCACAGAGGGCTTGGGATGGGGTCGAGTCACGTTCGTTTCTCCTGGGGTTAGTAGCCCCTTGGGTGGATGGGTTGAGGTCAGGCCCTGGATTTGGGCACGTAGGGCACGAAGCGCTGGCAGGGGCAGGAATTCCCGCAGCCCCCGCCATCCTGGCAGGCGGGCGTGTGTTCCCGGCGCGGATGGCCGTAGTTGCGGCACGGGTCTTCTGGCTGGGCAGCCGCGGGCGTGAATGGAACAACTTTAGCCGTAGTTTTCATTTGGGTTTCTCCTGCGCACTAGTGGGTGCGCTGACCTGTCATCTTCAGTTGAGGGTGGTCAATCCCCCGTCTGCGGGAGTGGCGAGGAGCGGAGACTGCGGGTTCGATTCCTAGAGCCGCGCATGTCGGACGGGACGGTGCTCTGCCATTAAACTAATGGGGCGTATTGTGGCCATACCTTACAAGCTTGCTTCGCGGAATGCTTGTGGCTTTTCGTCGGATGTCATAACGTCTCCTCCCAGTCGGCGTCAGTCAAGTCCAACGTCGGCTGGTGCGCGTTGATCATGCGCGTGCGTCGTGTTGTTAAAGGCATTCTAATTCAGTAGCGCTACTACTCAAAGGAAAATAACTGTGGATATTCCAAGCCAAAGTACCCAATAAATGATTACTGATTTATTGGACTCCATAGAAGAAACGGCAGGAATTGAGACCCACTCAATTACTCCCCCGTCCATCCGTCCATCAAGGTCCATCAAGGTCTTTTAAGGCTTCGGAAATTCTCAGGAGTATCAGAGGGCCCCGCATGCGGCAGCGAATCGCTACAGGGGCCCGCAGAGGGCCCGCGGCAGGCATTTTGTGGTTGTCTCTTGTTTTCGGGGTTATGGACCTTATTTGGGACCCTCAAGCATCTAACGTCTTTAGAATCTAGAGACCACCTAATGATACGGGATTCTTACGCTACTCTCCGCGGCATGCGATCGCTTGCTAAATCCTTTGTACTGGTACCGATCGGTTAGTTGTCCCTATAGCAGTTCGTCATAGTCTCAGACTGGTTTTTTTCGAGGGCCCTGGGGCCAGCTGAGACGGTCTCAATTAGGTGTGCACAAGTGAATTAAAAAGGTGGACTATTATCGAGGAGCTGTGATATATGCACCTTTACGGTGCACGATTGCGGTGCTAAAAAGGTGCATATTATGGAAATTCTGCACTGCAAAAGATGTGGCTCCGACTGGTGTTATCGCGCCTTTGGCCCCATTGCGCGTTGTAGCCGCTGCAAGAGCCCTTACTGGAACCAGGAGCGGGTATTTCCGCTACGTGGTCCGCGGAAGGAGATCCATGGACGATCAGTGCCGGAAGTGCGGGGCGGTACAGAAGGGCATGCCGGCCCGGTGCCGGAAGTGCAAATCCAGAACGTGGTACCAGCCGGTGGTACCAGTACCAGTCGAAGTGGTACCGGAACCAGAAAACGTGGCATTGGTACCACCGCAAATGGTACCAGTACCAGAGCCAGTACCACCGACACCGGACTCTCAGCACCACACTAGGGCGTGGCGGGACCGGCAGGCTGACAAGATCCGCAAGAAGCCGGGCATGCCTCCCCTGGAAGAGTTTCTCCGTCAGGAGGCCGCCGAGCTTGAAGAGAAGAGGAAACGCTTCGCGGTAGCTAAGTATGCCACACTCGCGATCTGATCACAAAGATCTGGGAACGGATTAGAGAAAGCCAGAAACTGCTGGCGGAGAGAAAGCCATGATCGACAAAGAGTGGAAGAGCTACGTTAAGACCGTCTTCGGCGAGCACCTCGACCTGATCTATCCCGATCAGTACATCGACCTGCGCCGGACCTTCTATGCCGGAGCCCAAGCGGTGCTGGCTTCGATCATGACCCAACTTTCGCCGGCGGGGGCGTCCATGGAACTGGATATCGAAATGCTCCGCGGGGTGATGAAGGAACTGAATACCTTCGGGAAAGATGTACGCATCGGGAAAGCATAATGGATCAACTCAAGTTTGAGTTCGATCTCGAGGAAGGTCGGCGACGAAAGGAAGAGGGTATCGACCTCGCGGCATATAACCGCTCCGAGAGCTTGGCCATCGCTGTGGACTGCGCCATTGATATCGCCCACCGTGAGGGCACGGTTCATATGGACCTCGTGCGCAAGGAAATGAATCGTCGCGGGGTCGATGATGACCCCCTGGGCCCTGCCGCCGGAGCCGTGTTCCGCAAGTATTTCGAGCCCACTGGGCTCTGGACCAAATCCGCCCGGGTCACCAACCACGCTTCGGATCTGCGCGTGTGGAGACTGAAAGGAAACTAAGCATGTTTGTGGTGGACATGGACTCCATTCTCGACGCCATCATCGCCGACCACCACTTCTTCGCCACTTCCCTCATCCGTTCCAAGCTCGCTGAGGTGGCCGCCGAGCATCTCAAGTGAGAACTCAACAGCGACACCGAATCGCAGCCGCCTTCGACTTATATCACCGCCTGCGTGCTGATCTCGCTGTTAAGAGAAATCATCCAATACCGTGACCAGTACGGATTACTCGAGCCGGCTTATTGCTACGTCCACAAATTCGCCCCGGAAGGAAATGAACATGAGCAAGCTGGAACTGAAAGGCCACAAGAAGAACCACGACCACCATCCCCAAACCCAGATCACAAGGTCCGAACCAGCACCCACAACAATTGAAGCTCCGGTGGCGGTCATGAACAACGATCAGCTCCGGGCCCCCACTCCGGAAGAGATCCACGCCGCCTGGGAGAAGATCGAGTCCTATGTGCCCAAGACCGAGGAGGCCCTGGGCGAGGTCCTGGAGGCCTTCCTCGAGGGTCGGAGGGGATAAGTATGTCCTGGAGGCCGGGAACGCCTGTAAGGGCCCCCGCAAGGTCCGGAAATGGCATTCTAAAAACAATTCAGGAAGATTTGCCGCCCCTCAAGCCGGTCAAGGTCAAGGTGGAGCGGCAGAAGTATCCCCAAAGCCTCAAGCCCGGATGGCAGAAGAAGAAGCCCAAGCCCCTGATCCGCTTTCCCGACGGGCCCGGAGGCCGGGAGGTCATCAACCTCTCCTGCCCCGAAGGCTTCGCTATCTACCGGGAAAGGGTGCGGGCCATGTGGACCCGCCAGAAGGGCGTCTGCTGCCTCAGCCGGCATTTGGCTTCCTGTCCCGGAGCCTTGAGGTTCGAGGACGCCGTCTTCGAGCACGAGTATGGGCGCGGCTTCGAGGGCTGCAAAAGAGACGATCGCATTGAGAAGGACGGACGACCCCTGAACGGGGCTGCGCACTACTCCTGCAACCGGGAAAAGGCCAGCAAGGCTATCTACTACAACCGTCCGTGAGTTTTGGCTTGAGCGATGGTCACCTCTCCGGCCTCATTGCGCGACAGGATATCGATTCCCGTTCCTATCTCCCCTAACCACCAAGCCTCGAAACCCGGAACTCCTTTCTTCAACTCTTCCATGCCGGCCAGAAATTCTGGGCCAACGTTTCCCGGGAGTTCCTGTCTCTCTTCGATCTCTTCCTTCTTTTGGGGGGCTGGCTCCAAAAAGACCCCGGAGATGATGACCGCCTGCGCCGGCCTCCCGGGATCGCTTTTGACGGTTACGACCCCGCGCAGGTTCACTTCCGCCACCCCGCCCGCCACCAGGAACCGGGCTCGCTCGCAGCCGAAGCAGGCTTGTATCGCCAGCCGCGAATCGAGTTCCCAGATCTGGGATTCGCCTCCGCAGACCGGACAGGCGCGAAGCAGTATTTGGGTATGCATAAAACCTCCTTAGGGCCGCCCGTGATGATGGAGACCGCACCAGACCCATGGCAACCGCTTGCCGGCCAGGAACGATTTCATGGCTTTCAGGATTCGGTCGTCGGTTCGATAGGCGTGGCTGAGGTAAACGCGAGGCGTGGAGCACTTCCTGGAGGCCAGAGCCTTGCATTCCGGGGTGGTGGGGATTCGCCGCATCTCCCCGCCGGCGGAGAGGAACTGCTCTTCGCAGCGCGGGCACTCGAACAGATCGAATCCAGGGATCTGCTCGGGCAGCCAGTGGCAGCCGCACTTAGGACAGGAAAGAAAGTCCATGGGGGAACTCCTATATCTACTCGAGAGCGGCGGGATTGCAGCCGGACGGGGCATTATTGCCCCTTTAGTACCATAAGTGTTCACCTAGGGAAAACCCTAGTCAACATAATTCCACCATCGCGAAAACAAAAATTAGAAAGGGCCCCCGGAGGGGCCCCGCTCGGATTTATCGGCACTCTCTACATCGATGGCTTTTATGGGCGGCTTACGTACCGCCCGAGGGTTACTAACCCCACGATCCGCTTACCCGGAGAGGGGCACGGCGAATGTTAATGTCATTTCTGGCCATCCAGTCCGTCCAGCCGATTCTGATGAATCTGCGCCACGGCGAGCAGGTTTCCGATCGACTGCGCGGTAGCCTGAAAGCCCTCGCGCACGATGACGCGTCCGTCGATGCCGGTGAGCTTGTTGTCGATCCCATGCGCGAGTGTCGTCGAAGAACTCCTGCCCGCCGGCTGGTTGCCCGCTGTGCCAACAGTATATTCCACATGGGTCCGATTGGGTCTATAATAGCTCCTACGGTACAACTGGATGAGATGCGAAAGGCATTCTTTGCCGGGGCGCTGCACTTGTTCGCGTCCATTATGATATTCACCCAACCTAACATTATCGGACGTTCTTGGGAGGCCAATTTTGGGCCTTTAGCTGCGCTACAGCCGATCAGGGCCGATTGATCGAAGCCGGATGGCTTAGTTTGCGCATCTTTACATATCTTGTCGATCAATTCTCTCGTCTTCATTTCGCTCCCCTTACAAGACGTTATCTGTCGATTCCCGATGATGTCGATTCTGGAACCAGACGCGGAACCTAGCGAGAAAGACCTCCAACGCATGAGCCTGATTCAGAGAGAATTATGCAACCACATCAGCAGCGAGTAATCACTGAAAAGGCTGAATTGTCAGAAAAGGTGGACAAACTGGAGAAGTTCATTAGCGGCTCTGTTTACTCATCTTTACCAGCGGCAGAACAGATGAGGCTCAGTCGCCAGTTGCTTATCATGCAACTCTATGAACAGGTGTTGTCGGAACGCATCGGTGCATTTGAGCAGTCGTAGAACGTCCGATAATGTTAGGTCCGGTGAACTGATGACAACTACACCATGGCGAAGGCAGTTAGCGCCATGCCCAAGGGGATGCAGAAGGAAAAGAGGAGTTTATGAAGCACATTGTCTGCTTCAGCGGAAAGCAAGGACTCGACTGCGCTAATTCTCTGGGCCAAGGGTCTCGCTCGCTTGCGATCGCCGCGGCCTTTTCGCGTAGTTCTTCGATGCCGTCGCCTTTCCATACCGGCGCATGTTTCCAGCACGTTCCTGTATGAGCGTCTACAACCTATGCGAATAAAGTGAGGATAAATGTGACCACATGTGCGATAAACAGATGTGTCCCTGCGGCAGGCCACTGCACTATATGAATCCCAAGCTCCAGACCCTGGTGGAGCAGGAGATCCTCACCAAGGGCGATCAGGTGCGCGTCTCCTGGCAGGTGCCGGCTCCGGGCGGCACCGAGAAGACGCGCCGGTTCCTGGTGCCGCGGCATTGGATATCCCTGCACGGTGCCAATTTAGACGAAGTAGTTGCGATGGGCTTCGAGGAGATCAAGTAAATTAGGGAGAAATAAAGCCGGAGGTTACTTATGCCCGGTAAGATCCTCTCCCTTCTCCTCGTCTGTGTACTGGCGGCAGGCTGCAAAAAGCCCAGCGTGATCGTGCTCAAGTCGGGCGGCGATTTCGGCCAGAAGCTCACCGACGCCATGAACGCCTGTGCGCCGTCGGTGGCCTGCTATATCGATGGCAAGAACGTCACGGGAGCCCAATCTTCGGCCCAGAACATTATCATCAGCCGCCCCCTCACCACCATCGATGTGGCCTTCTCCTCGCTTACTATGGCCGCAGGAATGAGCATCCAGATCAGCGGTAATTACACCGTTCTCGAAGGTCCGTCGATCAATACCTCGGCCATCAGGTGCCAGTCGGGCAATAATCCCTGCCTGTATATCGGAACCAGCAACGGATCCAGTGGAGTATATGGGGTGACGGTGCGCGATCTGGCCATCATCCCCGTGGAAGGCACCTACTCGACCGCAGGCATCGAGATCGAGAACGCCCGCGGGCCGGGAGCCATGCTCGACCGCCTGAATGTCGACGGGTTCATCTCCGGCACCGCCCTGCGCTTCCTCGAGAACTCCTGGACCTGGAATGTCCAGGACTCGACCTTCGCTGACTCTAATCGCGGCATGGAGATTTTAGGGGATCAACCCAACGCCCTGGTATTCTCGCATGATTTATTCAACACCAACGCCAACGAAGGCGTGTATATGAAACTATGCGATCATCCCAGTTCTTATGGCGGGTGCACCAGCAATGGTTTGTTCTTCTGCTGCGGCAATCACTTCGAGGGCAACGGCACGACCGGGATCCGATTGGTCAACGGCAGCTTCTATAACATCGATCTCCGCGACTCTTACGCAGAATTAACCAAGAGCAATACAGGATATTTCCTGGCCCAGAATGACGGCACCGTGAATGGGCAACTGAGGGTCTCGGGAATGCTGGTCGATGGTGGGGGCGGCTATGTGGCCGGCGATGTGGCTATCAACGCTGTCGACGCCACCAAGGGATATAACTACGGCGTCGCTCCGGTGCCCATCCGGTCGATCACCTGCGCCGACGGCAATTGCCAAGTCGTTACCCAGACGCCGCACGGGCTTACCTGCTCGATGGTCAACGGGTACAGCCTCTGTCCCTACGCGCACCTCAAGGGCCAGGACGAGGCTACCTTCCGCATCACCTCTGTCGAGGGCCCACGTCAGTTCAGCTTCTTCCTCAACGGGATCAGGAGCGGCAATTCCGGCACCGTCGAATACGCCCCTGACCTCATTAGCGCCACCATCACCAACGAAAAATGGGACTCGAGCTGGACCGCTCCTCTGATCCTGTCCGCGGCGGGATCGGGAGCCATGGTGACCACCCGCGATAATTCGGTTTTAGACGGTCTGGGAAATTTGGTGGGGGATGACGCCCTGGGAGGCTCGCGGACGCGTCCTAGGGCTTCTGGGGGCGAACAATAGCCAGAAATGGAACCCTCCCGGAAGCTGACTCTTCTAGTTTCCGGGAGGCCTTTTTGCTTATACGTGCTAACGCATATCTGGGGATGGGGTAGAACTATTGAACGGTTGCAGTTTGATTGGGAAGCGGAGGCATTACGAACTGCACTCCTTGGGCGGCATGTAAGGACACAGCGGACATTTGATCCTCCATCCACTGCCCCACCTCTGAAAGTGATGCTCCAAACCTCTCGGTTGCAGCGCGAGCATAAACTGTCGTGAGGTCGGCAAAGCGGATACCAAACTTACCGCGCAGCTAGCCAAGATCAGAAGTCTCGACGACTTCGACCTCGTGATGCTTATTAGCGAGATCCATGACCACGGCTGGCCGATGGCGGAAAAACTTTAGAAACTATCTGATTCTCGCCCAACGTCATAACATTATCGAACGTTCTTTACCGCTCTTCTCCGGTGTCTGGATCACTCATTTTAGTTTCAATCTTCTCCTGATCGAGCTTGGCCCGGTAGTCGCGGAAGACCATCATCATGGCCGCGCCTGCTGCCTCTGGAAATTCTTGCTTCCGGCAGAAGTCCCACAGCATGGCATCCATCTCAGTGCGGAAGGTCATGCGTAAAATATCCAGCGCGATATTCACCGCCTGTCCTACTGACAGTTGCGCAATCATGCCCTTCTCGTTCGACAACTGCACGTAAGGCTGCTGGTCGCGATGGCTTACGATTCCGTTGACCCAGAACTCGACCATGTCTTCTCCTTCACAAGACCTAACATTATCGGACGTTAATCGCACTCCGTTTTCTGCTCTTTTAGCAGCCGCTTTACCACCTTCTCTAA